ATGTATGGTCGCTTCGGCGACCACGGCTACATGCACGACTGGACAGTCTGGTGGGTGCGGAGGGGATTTGCCGTCGAGAAAATCTTCGTCGACGAGCTTGTGCCCAACTGCCATGACTGCGTGTCGGTGCCCGGTACGGCCGGGGAGGCCCTGCATGCGCAGCTAACCGCCACCGAAACAGTGGCGCGGGCACAGCAGGCGCTGCTAAAGCGCTTGCAACGGCAGTCGGTGCAGGTAGTCGTAGGGTTCAGCTATGGTGGCTTCCTGGCAGGCAGTGTGCGTGCCCAATTGGAGCCCGGTGTCGCGGTGATCTGCATCAGCGCCACGAGGTTGCGCCATATCCTGCCGCTCCCGGTCTCTGAAGGGGTTTGCGCAGTGTTCGGCGCGCGCGATCCGTTCAAGCCGAGTGGGCAGCAACTGCTCGCATCGGGGCTGGTCACCGTAGAAGTGCCGGACGCTGGCCACGAAGTCTACCGAGACCCGGGTGCCTGTGTTGCGAGCATGGCGGCCTCGGTGTCAGCGCCTTGGCTCATGCCTGCAGAAGACCGGGCGCCGTCGCCTTAACGACGGCCGCGGTCTTGTTCGAAAGTCCCGCACACCATGCGCACCTCGTTCGAGGTGCTGTAAAACCGCGCCAGCGTTGGCGTTGAGGGAAATCGATGCATTGCCCGGAGTGAAATCTGTCATACGTTGGGGGCCAGGAGCCCGCATGGCATCGAGTTGGCACATGGCATGGCGTATGACGTGCTGGATGAGGTTGCCGGTCGGTGGATGCTGAGCCTGCACGCATGATCCGCCTGGTCGTTCGCTTTCGATTGCGTGTTAAGGCTGTTTGTTGCTATGCGTGGCGGGCGGAGGGGCTCTTTGTCGCGGGTGCCGAAGGTCTTACTGGGGCCGCTGGAGCGGACGGCTCACGACGTTGGGTGCCCCGCAAGCGTGCGGATGGACATGGATCAATGCTGATCCCAAATGCCGACGTGGCGCCTGCACAGAGGGAGGGGGCAAGAAATGAAAAATGCCCAGCAGTTGCCTGCTGAGCCTTTCATATTCTGGTGGGGCGTGAGTGACTCGAACACTCGACCTACGGATTAAGAGAACGTCCCTCATGGGGCATCCTACTGATTCATAAAGGTTTTTTCATGCTCGCATCTGACAGCGAATCGGATATTGCCGTCGCAGTCCCCCCGAAATCCCCCCCAGGTAAGCCTGTACCTGTGGGGCCTCAAGACCGAACAGCCCAGGTAGCCTGGGAGCATTACCAAGTCGCGAAGGGTATCGAGCGCTACCGCCGAACCCTCACCCGTGAGAACAAGCACGGCGTGTCGATTCCCAAGAGTCTCGAAGAGACCACCCCGGGGCATCGCATCGCATCTGAACTCATCGGCCCGCTGGTCGAGGCGATCCAGGCGAAGCAAGTGGAACTCGCAGAAGAACTGCGCAACCCGAAGCTCGCCAAGGTCCCGGACGTCACTGTAGCCCTCACGACCCTCCCGCCTGACACCCTGGCGGCCTGTACGGTCCTGACGGCCCTGGCGAATCCCGTGGATGCCTCCTACACCAGCGTGGCAGTCGCAGCCGCCGCCCGGGTTCGCCATGAGCTTGAGTACCAAGCCTGGAAGGATGCCGAGGCGGCGGCAGAGAAAGAACGCAAGGAAACCGGCGCCGAAGGTGTAAACCTCTTCAAGCTCATGCTGAGGCGGAACGACGGCGAAGTGGACAAGCGTGCGTTCGACAAGTGGGCCAAGAAGGCTGACTTGTTCATCAAGAAGAACTGGGACCAAGACCTGAAGGTCCGGGTAGGTGCAGCCCTCCTGGAACTCCTGGTCCAGTCCAACGGCTGGTTCAAGGTCGAATCGGTCTTCAACCCCCAGAAGGGCCGAGCGTCCTTGATGTTTGGGATGACCGATTCGGCTCTTGCCCTGACCAGCCAGTTGGGGGCGCAGTGCGAACTACAGCGCCCCTTCATGGCCCCCATGATCTGTGAACCACAGGACTACGAGTACCTGGAGCCGCAGGTCGTTTCTGCTGCTCAAAAATAAAGTGAGTTGCTGACAAGCGAATGAACAACATGACGATCATCCACACACCCCATCGCAATCCCCTCGACCGCCCGGCACTCGTCCAGGTGGGTCCCTGGCAATTCACCGTTGACCTCCCGGGCGGCGTACGCGTCGGAGATGAAGACTGGACCCACAAGCTGGGTAAGACCATCGCCGCTGGTATCGAGTCGGCATTCGACCAATTTCCCCCCAAGGCGGCTGTATGACCCAACTTCGTATGGCAACCCACTCGCCGCGTGAGATCGCCCAGGCGATCCCCGTGAGAAACCGCGACTCCCTGCGCAGATTCATCGAAACCGAAGTTGACTTCCAGGGCGCCCCCGTCCGGTTCTTCGACGACGGCGGGCCCGGCTGCGCGATTCGCCTGAGCATCGACGGGGAGTATTTCTACCCCGATGACCTTCGCGCCCTTCGCAAGGTCCTGAAGCTTCTGGAGAAGCGTGTCCGCGAACGCGCCGCCTCCATCTGACCCTCCCGTGACACCCGTGGCCCTCCGGGGCCTTCTATGACGCTGACCGGATACTGAAACCGACATGACGAAACTGACTGGTGGTTACCTGACCCTCCATACCCGCGCCGTGAAGGAGACCGAATACTCCAACGCGCACACCGCCGCGCTTGCCCGTCCTGTACAGGGCGACCACCTCGAAGCACTGAACTGGATTCAGAAGACTCGGTGGGCGATCAACCGCGAGGTCCTGGCCGTGGCGAACGCCATCAAGGTGCTGGGTATCGAGGTCGAAGGGTTCCCCTCGGCAACCGAAGAACCGCTCCCGGAAGCTCCGGAAGGCGTGTCCGACGAAGAGATGAAGGCGCACATCAAGCTTCGCGCCAAGATTCACCAGACCAACGCCCGCAACGCCGGGATGCGGAAGAAGCTCTACGACCTCCTGGCGATGGCTGGGGAGTTGGCGGAGTTCCCCGCTATCTGGTTCCCGCACTACGCGGACTTTCGTGGCCGCTTGTACCCGCGTCCCCAGGACCTCCACACGCAGGGCGACAGCCTTGTGAAGGGTCTCCTGCGGTTCGCAGAGCCCCAGCCGATCACCGCACGTGGTCACTACTGGCTCTGCGTAAACGCGGCGAACTTCTTCGGTGAAGACAAGCTCCCGCTGAACGAGCGGGCCGCCTGGACGGCAGCGAACATGCGCCACATCCTGGCGGCGGCAGATGAGCCCCTGGACAACATGGACTTCTGGGCGAAGGCTGACAGCCCCTGGGAGTTCCTGGGCGCCTGCTTTGAGTTGTCGAAGCTGACCACGTGGATTCACTCTACGGGCAGCGCCGAGGGGTTCCCTTCGACTCTGGTGTGTCGCTATGACGCCACGTGCTCGGGCATCCAACACCTGTCGGCAATGATGAAGGACCCGCAGTCTGCGGAGCGTGTCAACGTGAAGCCCACGGGGCGTCGCGAGGACATCTACAAGGACGTGGCGGAGGCCGTGATCCCGCAGGTTCGCCTGGACGTCGTCAATTCCATGACGGCAGCCATGGCGGGCCTGTGGGACGGGCGCGTGGAGCGCAAGACGGTCAAGCGTGCGGTCATGACGACACCCTACGGCGTGTCGGAGCGAGGCATCCTGACGCAGTTGGTCCAGGACGGCTTCGCTGACCACATCGAGAATGGCAAGGAGCGCTACGCCGCTGCCGAGTACCTCACGGAGAAGATCGTGGGCGCCCTGGACACCTCCATCGAGGCTCCGCGCCGCGCCATGGCCTACTTCCGCGAGGTCGCCAAGTTCCTGGACGAGAAGGACCTTCCGCTGGTCTGGGACACGCCGAGCGGGTTCACCGCGAAGCAGGCGTATTACAAGACCGGCCAGAAGCAAGTGAAGACCCTGGGCGGTTCCGTCGTGATGCGCTTCGAGCAACCGCAGGCTGGCTTCAAGCCCGGCAAGCAGGTACTCGGGGCCGCGCCCAACGTGGTCCACTCGTTCGACGCTGCGCACCTCGCCATGACGTGCGTGGCGATGAAGCGGGCAGGGGTACGTGATCTCGCGTTTGTGCATGACTCCTTCGGGTGTCACGCAGAGGACACCGACCTCCTGCTGGCCGTCACCAAGGAACAGTTCGTCCGCATCTACAACACTGACACGCTGGAGCACTGGCGCCAATCTGTCATCAAGCATTCCGGTTGCCCGGACATCCCCGAAGTACCTCCGCTCGGCAACCTGGACGTCTTGTGTGTCCTGGAGTCCGAATTCTTTTTCTCTTGAACTAAAGCGAATTGCTGACATGAATTCACTTGATTTCCATTCCCACGCCGCACTGATCGCCGCCTTCAACTCCGGGGTGAAATTCGAGGTCCACTACATGGGCCACCAGCCCCCGACGACTACCAAGCCCATCGAGGCGGTGAAGATGATTGCGTGTCATCGCGGCGGTCTCCGCGTGATGACCGAAAGCTCGGTGTGGCTGGGCTTCCGTCTGTCTGGCGAGCACACCAAACGCACGTGGCGTCTGGTGGCCTCCCAGGGCAAGGCCCAGGCGCTCGCCAAGGCTCAAGGCGTGGACCCGTTCGCCCCGCTGAACAGTGTGAAAGCCCCCGAACCGCTCCTGAAGCGCTTCCTGGGCGGTCAGGCGTTCTACGTTCCGAAGACGGGCGAGGTGCTGCATGAGGTCACCTTCAAGAAGGACGAACTCATCGTGACGCTGAAGGACCCGCAGACCGGTACCTTGCGTGCCACGCCCCGCTACAACCACGAGGGTAAGCACAAGTACCGCCCCGAGCGTTCGCTGGTCGCTGGCACCCCGCCGAAGCCCAAGAAGGCTGTGAAGGTCGCGATCTACCGCCACGCCTACAACAACTCGCTGTTCGTGATCCGCGAAGGCGAAGTGATCCCGAACATCCGAGGGATCAACAACGCGGCACAGGTGGGCGAGACGACCATCCACGAGTGACCCACTACTCCCGAGCGCGGGAGTTTGACCTAGCGCCGTTCCAGCAATCGCTGACGGCGCAGTTTTCCCAGACCCTCGCAGACACCGCCCGGATCAACGGGCGTTCCAAGGACGACACCGTCCTCGCTGGCCTCCTGGCCCTCGCAGTGACCGCGCAGAAGCTCCGCGCCGCATTCGACATCCCCGTCGAGGCATGGGCCGAAGCCTGCCGCATCGCCGCATCCCCTTCCTCCCTGACCAACACGTTGCCGACCCTCCCATCCGTGGAGGCGCTGGAAGTACGTCTACACAACCCCAAAGCAAATGGCTGAAGCAAAGAAGAAGTCGAAGATCATCGAGAAGTGCGTGAGCCCGAAGGGCATCTTCATCTACGCATGGCTCGCCAAGCCGGACAACTCCGAGTACGGCAAGGGCAAGTTCAAGTGCGCCATCCTCCTGGAGAAGGGCGTGAAGGTGAACGACGAGTTCGCCAAGAAGCTCAACGCCGCGCACAAGGCAGCCAAGGGCAAGCTGGACAGCCGCCCGGCCAAGGACGGCGACGAGCTGGCCGAAGACAACGAGAAGAAGGAAAAGCTGCGTGGCTACTGGGTCATCACCGCGAAGACCAAGCAGAAGCCGACGCAGAAGGCCGCTGACGGCAAGACCGAACTGAAGGAGACCGCACGTTCGGGCGACTTCGGTCGGATGTCCGTGGCCCTGGCCGAGTACGACACGGGCGCCAACAAGGGCGTCACGCTGTACCTGAACGGCATCAAGCTCCTGGAGCGTCGTGCCGGTGAAGACCTCGGCTTCGAGGACGAGTCGGACGAGTACGAGAACGACGAAGGCGAAGCCGAGACGGAAGACCGTACGGAAGATTCGGACGACAGCAACACGTCGGATGACAACTCGGACTTCTGATGTCCGCGTGGGCGTGGTGCCGATGCCTGCACCGCGCCCTCGGATGACGAAGTGGGGCAGCGCGTACTACCCCGCGTCGTACACGGCGCACATGAAGGAACTGGCTGCGGCGCTCCCGAAGTGCGCGGACCCGCTGCTGACCGGGGAACTTGTGCTGGTCATCGAGTTCGTCTGCAAGCCCATCGCGAAGTCCAAGTTCACAACGCCCGCCGGCGACCTCGACAACCTGTCGAAGCCGCTCATGGACGTCCTCACGAAGGAAGGCTGGTATGGCGACGACCGCCAGATCATGAGCCTCCTCCTGTCGAAGCGCTTCCCCAAGCCTGGGGAGACCCCGCACATCAACTTCCGTCTAGCTGACTACAAGGCGTGACGGGCACACCCATGATCCATTTCCTCCTGAACCTGCTGAACCGTTTCGCCCAGGCGCTGGAAGCCGCCGCTGCCCGCGAGCAGAAGAAGTGCGAAGCGAAGCTCAAGGCCGCAGCCGCTCTCGTGAGCGAAGCCAACGGCCACCGTTCGACGACCCAGCGTGCCCGCAAGACCGCGTCGGCGCTGAAGGACATCGTCGCCCCGCAGTAACCCCGACTGCCCTCCCCACACACACCTGATACCAACATGCTGACCACCAAGCTCTCGCCGCAGTCCCAACTCGTCTACGACCACCTCGTGCGGGTGGGGTCGATCACCAACGTCGAAGCGCATGCCGTCCACCGCGTGCGCTCGCTGTCCCGGCGCATCACCGAGATTAGCGATGCTGGCGCACCCATCAAGAAGGACCGTCGTCGCGACGTTACGGGCCAGTTCTACGTCCGCTACAGCTTGGGGAAGAAGTGATGGATGAACTGCTGACCACGAACGACCAGTACGAGCCGGCCGAAGATAAGGCATCGACCAACTACCTGACGTCGTGCGGTAGCTGTTCGTTCGACAACGACGCGGAAGCCTGCGAGACGCACGCCTGTGTCAGCGCAGACTTCCCCGATGACCACCCGATGTCCAGGGCCACCCACCCGATCATCTGGAGGAAGAAGCAATGATGCCGTACCAGAAACGCCGCGACTTCTTCTGGGCGACTCTGTGCGTCCTGATGTTCTTCCTGATGCTCCCGTTCATCACGGGCTACCTGCTGATCCAGGCGGTAGCCCAAGAACTGCGCGACCTGTACGAGGACTTCCCGGGACAGGTGCGCTGGGCTTTTGACGATGTGCTGCGAAGTCTGCGCCAACGTCGCCGCGACCGCGCGGCTGAGCGCCAAGACATCAACCAACCCGAGCCCCTCTGACCATGAAGAAGATTCGCTTCCTGTTCCTGGTCGCCGCCCTGACGCTGTTGGCCGCCTGCGGTCAAGAGACCCCGCAACTCCCCGGTGACGCCGCACAGCCGCAGCAGTCGAGCGGTGGTGGCTTCTTGTCGTCGATGGGCGGTGCGTTCGCTGGCTCCATGCTGGGCAACATGCTGTCTCGCCCGGCTGCACCGTCTTACCACGCGGGCCCGAGTCCGACGGTCATCGTGAACCGCACGACGATCATCAAAAAGACGGTCCCCGCACCGGCCCCGGCTGTGAAGACGCCGAGTTACTCCCCGCGACCGAGCGCGAGTCCGTCGCGGTCGTTCTCGTCCTCATCGTCCTCGTTCCGTTCGAGCCCGAGCCGATCCTTTAGCGGACGACGCTGATCCCATGAATTACCTCGCGGCTGGCTACCTGTCAGTCGCGGCGCTCACAAACATCCCAGTCCTCTACCCCCTGTGGGTGGACTGGCGACAACGCCGCACAACACGAAGCCCTCGGTCACGCCGGGGGTTTTTCTTTTGGACAAGAGACATGACCAAAGCCCAATACATCCCCACCACCATCAAGTTCCGTGGCTACTTCGCGGAGAGCCGTGAAGACGGTCGCTGGACCCTGCGCGGGCGCGGTCAGCGCAGCATCGTGACCCACGAGGAACTCCTGGGCAAGCTGAACTCGCGCCCGAAGAAGGCCCGCAAGTAATGGGCGCCATGTACGTCAGCCGTTTTCACGTCGAGGCCCCAGAGGGCCTGCGGACCAGCCAGGTCTACAAGGCGAAGGCGCCGTGCACCACGTGGCTCCGAAGACGCCAGCGCTGGAACGATGCCAGCGTAAATCGCGGCGGGGTTGATCCCATCGACTACTCGAAGTACCGCATCGTGGAGACGCGATTCGTCTTCGAGAAGACCATCACGCACGAGCCGAGCCTGTGATGCCGACGCACGAGACCGAGTCGGAGTTGCTGCACAAAGGTCCGTGCGACCTCTGCGGCTCCAGTGACGGTCGCGCTGTCTACAGCGATGGTCACTCGTACTGCTTCGCGAACTGCGACGACGATACGCGATACCAAAGCGGCGACGGGGAGATGAGGGACCGACCCCAGCAACCGAGGACCCCCAAGGAACTCCTGCCGACTGGAGAGTACCGGGACCTCACCAAGCGTGGCCTGACCGCTGAGACGTGCAAGCGTTACGGCTACAGCGTAGGGAAGGATCGTGAAGGTGACCCCGTCCAGATTGCGACGTACTGCGACTCATCTGGCGCCCCGGTGGCCCAGAAGCTCCGCACCCCCGACAAAAACTTCGCGGTCCTGGGGAACCTGAAGAAGGCCGGACTGTTCGGCCAGCATCTGTGGCCCTCAAAGGGGAAGAAGATCGTCGTCACAGAAGGCGAGATCGACTGTCTATCCGTGGCCCAGGCGCAATCCCTGAAGTGGCCCACCGTATCGATCCCCAACGGAGCGGGCGGTGCGGCCAAGAGCCTCGCGGCGAACCTGGAGTTCCTTCGTGGCTACGACGAGGTGGTCCTGTGGTTCGACAACGACGAGCCGGGCCGCGAGGCGGTCGAGAAGTGTGCCCTGTTGCTTCCCCCGGGCAAGTGCAAGGTCATCACGACCCCCTTCGATCTCAAGGACGCCAACGACCTTCTGCGTGATAAGGGGCCAGCGGCTGTCGTGCAGGCCATCTGGGACGCGAAGACGTACCGCCCTGACGGTGTGATTGGTGGCGAAGCGCTCACTGTCGAACGCCTGAAAGCGAAGGCCGCCCCCGGCTGGCAGACGCCGTACCCCAAGCTCAACGAGATGACCCGTGGCATCCGGCCCCGGCAACTGTGGATGATTACCGCAGGAACCGGCGTCGGAAAGTCAACGGACGCTCGCGAGTGGATGTACGCGGCACTGTGCGAGGGTATCCCCTGCGGCGCGGTGTTCCTGGAGGAAAGTGTCGAGGACACCGCGAAGTATCTGGTGGCCCTGGACAACAACGTACTGGCCGAGGACCTGGAGGACAACCCTGACATCCTGACGGATGCGCAGTGGGCTGCCAGCCACGCCAAGCTGTTCGATAAGCCGGGCCTGTATCAGGCATACGACCACTTCGGCTCCACGGATTCCACTGCGCTCCTGGCGAAGCTGGAGTTCATGGCGGTCAACGGGGCTCGGCTCCTGTTCCTCGACCACATCACCATCGCGGCCACCGGCCTCGACCTGGACGGCGTGGATCAGCTCATGGTTGACCTGCGGTCCCTGATCGAACGGACGGGCTGTAGCGTCATCTGCATCTCGCACCTCCGCAAAACTCCGACCGGGGCCAAGGCGGCGGAAGAGGGCGGCCAAATCTCCCTGGATGACCTGAAGGGCTCGGGCTCGCTCAAGCAAGTACCGGACGTCATCGTCGCCAAGGAACGCAACCAGCAAGCCGAGTCGGCAACGGATCGGGATGTGGCGCAACTGCGCGTCCTGAAGGTTCGCCGTGGCGGTAAGACTGGTCCCGCCGACAAGGTGAAGTACGACACCGTGACGGGGCGCCTGAAGCCCTATGCAGAGCCGGACCCGATGGAAGCGCCGGAGGACGATGACGGCCCTGCGTTCTGACGGGGTCGCGCGACTGCTGCTGAAGTCCTCCCGCTACCGCGCCAAGCGGGCAGGCATCCGCCACTCCCTGGCTCTCGCTGACATCCACGTCCCCGAGCGCTGCCCTGTCCTGGGCATCCGCCTCAAACCAACGCAGGGCCGCGCAGGCCCCGCATCCCCATCGCTCGACCGCATCAACCCCCGTAGGGGTTACGTGCGAGGCAACGTCATCGTCGTCTCGTGGCGGGCGAACGAACTCAAGAAGAACGCCACCCTCGATGAGATGGAAAGGGTCGCGGCGTTCTACAGACAACTCGCTGACCGGAACAATGACCGAACGAATCACCGCTGAAGAAGTATCCGTGGACACGAAAGTCGAGTACCACGGCACGAGCTTTGTCACCGACCCGGTGCAGACGCTACCGAAAATCCGGAAGGCCGCCGAGGCCGCGGTCGCCCGCTGCAAGCAAGACGGTCGCGAGATCGTGATGATCGAAGTGATCCTGCGGGTGAAGCCGCGATGATGGATCACCCCGACGACATCCTGTCGTGGGACTTGGAGACCGACGGGCTGCTGAGGGAACTCACCCGCATCTGGGTGCTGGCAATCGGCGTCGTCGGGACTCCTGACGTCATCACGTACACGGATCACGATCCGAATTACCCCTCTCTTGCGGAAGGCGTCGAGCGTCTGCGTGCCCACGTGGCTCGCGGAGGTAAGACGGTGGCCCACAACGGGATCACGTTCGACCGCAAGGCGCTCAAGAAAGTCACGGGCATCGACATCCCGTGGGAACAGATTACCGACACGCTGGTGCTGGGCCGCCTGCGGAACCCGGAGCGTCTCGGCGGACACCGCCTGGAAAGCTACGGCGTCGAGATGGGCATCCTGAAGGGAAGCCACAACGAGTGGGACCGGTACAGCGAAGAGATGCGTGCGTACTGCGCCCAGGACATCGTGGTGACCAACGCGCTGTTCGAGAAGCTCCGCCCGGTCCTCCAGTGGGGCGAGGCGCCCGCCTTGGAACACGAGGTCGCGTACCTCATCGACCTCCAGATGGAGAACGGCTTCCCGCTGAACATGCGCGAGGCCATGATGCTGGCCGCCGAGTTCTGGCAGGAGCGAGATTCGTTCCTGGCTGAGATGCAGCGTGTTTTCCCTCCGATGTATGTCAGCGCGGGTACGACGTGCCCGAAGCGTTCCATGCGTCGCAACGACAAGGAGACCGGTCTGACGGTGGAGTACACCGCTGGCGCCGAGTACACCAAGATCGTCCTCCAGGAGTTCAACCCTGGCAGCGAACACCACGTCGCGAACCGCCTGAAGAAGTACGGCTGGCGGGCCCCGCTGACCGAGAAGGGCAACCCGAACATCACCGAAGCGGTCCTGAAGAAGCTCGACTTCCCCGAGGTCCAGCCGCTCCTGAAGTTCGCCCGGGTTGACAAGCAGTGGACTCAGTTGGCAGCGCCGCCGAAGAAGGATGGATCGGGCGGCGGATGGATTCACCACGCCGACGAGAACAACCGTGTCCACGGGTACGTCAACTCGAACGGTGCCGTGACGGGCCGCATGACACACAGCCGGCCCAACTCCGCGAACATCGACAAGGATGACCGGATGCGGTCGCTGTGGGTCCCGGGCTTCGGGTTCGTCATGGTGGGCTGTGACGCGGAGGGCTTGGAACTCCGGGTGCTGGCGCACTACCTCTACAAGTACGACGGGGGTGCGCTGACGCGAGCCCTGCTGGAGGGCGATAAGAACCTGGGCACCGATGCCCACTCGATGAACAGGAGGAACACGGACCTGTTCAGCCGGGACGGCGCGAAGACCTTGCTGTATGGCTCGCTGTACGGGGCCGGGGACGAGAAGGCCGGGAACATCTGGATCGCTGACTGGCGATCCAGCGGCAAGCCGGTTGCTGAGTGGCCCGCCTGGGCGCTCAAGAACGGCAAGCTGAAGCCCGCAAAGGTCATCGGCAAGGAAGTCAAACGCCGACTGATCGACGGTATCACCGGGTTCGCCCAGCTCATCAAGGACATCAGGAAGGCCGCCAAGACTCGCGGGTATGTCATCGGTATCGACCGCCGACGCATCCGTGTCCGCTCGGACCACGCTGCCCTGAACTCGCTGTTGCAGGGCACGGGCGCCATCATCATGAAGAAGGCGCTTTGTCTCTACCACCGTGCGATCACGGATGAGCACGGGCTGGTCCACGGCATCGACTTCGGCTACCTCGCCAATGTCCACGATGAGGTGCAGCAAGAGGTCCTCCCGCAGTACGCCGAACTCGCCGGCACAACTTTCAAGAACGCCATCACCCAAGCAGGCGAGCACTGGAACTTCAAGTGCCGTCTCGACGGCGCCTATGACATCGGAAACAACTGGCATGAAACCCACTGACGCATTCCTGGCAGACCTCCGCGCCCTCCTGGGCAAGTACCCCGAGTTGTCCGAGGGCGCCATCGACGAGGCACACGCCAACGCCGATGACAGCGGCAATTTCAACGACACCCTGGACCGGGGCATCAACCTCGGAGAACGCCTCCTCGCTGAAGAGGTGGGCGGCCTGCTGACCAAACATGAACTCCAATGACTCTCTCTGACCTGCAAGCTCTCTGTGCCGAAATCCGCGTCGTGCTGCCCAACGCCATTATCGGCGGCGGCGCCTGTCGTGACGTCTACTTCGGCAAGCCCATCAAGGACATCGACGTCTTCGTGGACGTGCCGGACCTCCCGGGCAGCCTGAAGACCCTGGCGACACATCTGGAAGGTACCGCTGACCTGTGTGGTTCGAGTGGTCCGCTGGACTGTCCGCAAGGGACCGTCTTCTTCCAGGATGACCGCATCGAACTGAACGTAGTGAACCGCCAAGGCGTGGACATCATCGACGACATCCACGACTACGACTTCGGTCTGTCCCAGATCGCGGTGACCCCGAACGGCGTCATCATGACCCCGAAGTTCGTGGAAGACGCCACGCGCATGGGCATCACCTACACCCACGCAGACGACGACCGTCCGCGCTGGCATCGCGAGTCGTCGGCAAAGCGCCTGACCCGACTAGCCGAGAAGTACCCGAACTTCGCCCCGCGACGCACGGAGATTCTCGACGCCATCAACGAGTCGGTCACGTTCACCTGAGTGCTGGCACTGATCGACGGTGACGAGGCCATCTTCAAGGCTTCCGTCATCCAGGTCGAAGACACCGACTGGGAGGCCGAGACCATCGCGTATCGTCCTCCGACATTCGAGGAAGCGCAGGACGCCCTAAGACGCATGCTGGATTCCTGGATGGACTTGGCCCTCGCGGACGACTTCAAGTTCTGCCTGAGCCCGCCAGACCGCACGCTGTTCCGCCGTGGCATCTACTCGACCTATAAGGCTGGTCGCACCGAGAAGCCCGAGCAGTTCTGGCCGCTGGAGCAGTGGGTCCAGGAGAACTACGACTGCGTGTGGCATCCCGGCCTGGAGGCTGACGACGTCATGGGCATCCTGAGCGGCGACGGTCGCGTAATCGTGTCGTCCGACAAGGATATGAAGACCGTCCCGGGCCGCCTCGTGAACCCCGGCAAGAAGACGAAGGGCTCCGTCACCAAGGCCCGCGCCGACTGGCAGTGGATGTACCAGACCCTCATGGGCGACTCGACAGACGGATTCCTCGGCTGTATCGGCTGCGGCCCCAAGGGGGCTTCTGACCTGCTGAACGAGTGCTCCGGCCTGGACGAAATGATCCGAGCGGCCAGTGAGCGATACGTGGCACCGAAGAAGGGGAAGTACAAGAACGTCACCCAGACGCTCACGGACTTCCGCATCCAGGCGGCCCTGGCCCGCATCCTCCGCCCAGGCGACTACAACCCCAAGTCCGGCGAGGTCCTCTACGCCATGCCGGGTCAACGCGACATCAAGTTCAACGCACATGACAAAGCGCAGTAAGCCCCTCGTGGGCTTCGCGGGCCTCTCCCGCGTCGGTAAGGACACGGCGGCCCGGGTTCTGATCCAACATCTCGGATACGTCCGGGAGTCCTTCGCAGCCCCCATCCGTCAATTCGTGGCCCACATCCTGGGCTGGTCGCTGGCGGAGCTGGAGGCCCGCAAGGAGGAGCACATTGACTGGCTGGGCACCACGCCGCGTCGGATGATGCAGACGGTGGGTACGGAGTGGGGACGCATAGGTGTCAACGATCGCATCTGGGTCAACCGTGTCATGCGGGCCGCCAAGGACAACAGAATCTTCCGCAATGCCCCGACCGTCATCACCGACGTCCGTTTCGACAACGAGGCAGAGACCATCCGCGCCGCTGGCGGCGTCGTGATCCACATCGTCCGACCAGATGCCCTGAAGACCTCCGCGCACGTCAGCGAAGCAGGAGTTACGCGCCATCCCGGGGACGACGTTCTACTGAACGACTGCCCGCAGGCGGAGTATGAGGAGCGCGTGCTAGCCCTGGTTAGCTCGCTCTGCGCATGAGTCCGCCAGTCCCACGCTGGGTCCTGGACTGCCTCGCAGCGGTACTGGTCCTGACCGTGGGCCTGGTCTACAGGTCCCACGTGTACGACTCTGGGTTCGATGCAGGAACCGCAGCCGCCCATGCCCAAGCCACCGCCGCCCTGGAAGGCGCCAGGAAGGCGGACGCCGCGGTCGCCGCTAAGACGGTGACCGATCTCCAAGCCCAACTGAAGAAGATCAACGATGCACATGATGCCCGTGAAGCTACTCTCAAAGCCGCTCTCGATGCTAGTGGCCTGCGTGTCACTCGTCTGTCTGCTGCCCTTGCCCGGCTGCACGACGCCGCCGCAAGTGGTTCGGGAGTTTCCGCCGATCCCTCCGCAACTGGCAGCCCCGCCGGAGAAGCTGAAACCGATTACTCGGTGGCCGACCTGATCCAGACAGCCGAAGAGAACTATGCGATTTGCAACCGGAATTCGGCGCGTTTTGCAAAACTGCAAAGCTGGTATCGCAGCCTGTCTGGGGAGCAGCCGGACGAGTAAATCCATGCAAGGTAGAGGCGACCCTATATCTCTAAGACTCTTTGAGATGGGGGAGGACAACCTTCCGGTCAACTGCCCAAGCCAGACGGATATCCGTACCGTTGCCAGTTGGCTCGCCCACCAATACCCCATGGACGACCTCGTGTACCTCCTGCGAAACAAGGACTACACGGCCGCCCATGAACTCGCCGGAGTCCATGAAGCCATCGCGGCCCTCCGAATCCTCGCGGATGACGTGGAGGAGAAACAGCGGGACGAGGCTCACACGGAAGAGATCAGCCTGTGAACTCGCTCGCTTCCTACGGCGTACTGCTTATCCCCATGCTCCTGACTGGACTCCGGCTCTACTTTTCCGCTGCACGTGCTGTGCTCTGCGCGATAGGTGTGGCACTCACGGTGCGGTTTGGTTTGAGTCGCTGGGTGAGGGTGTGGCCGCTATCCACATACACACTGTCCCTGGACTCCGGGGCCGCTGGATCAACCCGGCGACCCTGAGATTCCTGGCGTCAGTGGCCCGCGCCTGCGGGATCACTCGTGTTGTCGCTACCCCTTCCCCAGACCACGCTGGATACCTCCTGCGCCTGGGATTCATCCGGGGACCGACGCACTTTCATTTGACCCTCGATGAGCAAACCTGACGTAAAGGCCACACCACCGCCGCCGCAGCCTGATGCTCCTGCTGCGACTGCTGTCTTCGGACAGGAGGACTCACCCGCAGCGGCGAACAAGAAGCGGCAGAACATGCGGAAATACTTCACCGCATCCCGCGCACAGTCATCGACGCCAGCGAGCGTCGGAGTGAACCTGTGAAGCTGGAGGATCGCTACAAGGAACTGGTACCTGACCGGGACCCGTACCTACGACGCGCCATGGCGTGCGCTGCGATCACTGTACCTTCTGTGTGTCCCCCGGAGGGGATGACGCCCGCCTCAGTTCTTCCTCAGACGTACTCGTCGTTTGGCCCACGGGCCGTGACGAATCTGGGGTCCAAGCTGATGATGGCGTTCCTGCCACCGGGTGACTCCGCATTCAACATCAATGTCGCCATCCAGGTCCTGATGCGCGAGGGTGTCCTTTCTCCGCCCCCGGACATCATCAAGGGCCTCGCCCAGTGCGAGCAACTGGTGAACGCCAAGATCGAGGCGCTCAACTGGCGACGTCAAACCTTCACCTCACTGGTTCACCTGATCGTGAATGGCAACGTGGTCGAGTACATCCAGCCGGATGGAAAGATCAAGCTGTTCCGCCTCGACCAATTCGTCTGTGTCCGCGACTTCAGCGGCAAAGTGATGGAGATCGTCACCGCCGAGACCCTCCGTGTGCGTGCGCTACCCAAGCAACTCAGGGCGCTCACCAGCAAGAAGGAGAGCGAGAACTGTGTGCTGTACACGCGGTTCGAGTGGATCGACGACACACGCTATGCAGTACAGCAGGACCTCGACACTGTGTCCGTGAAGCCGTACACAGAGCACAACGGCATCATGCCTGCCAACGCAATCGCGTGGGACCTCGTGCCGGGTGAGCAATACGGACGCTCACACGTCGAGCACAACTACTCGGACCTCCTTGGACTAGACAAGACCTCCCAGTACCTACGCGAGTCCGGCGCCATCGCCGCCCGCAACCTGATCTTCGTGGCACCCAACGCCGCTGGTGGCAACCTGCGTAAGCGGATTGCTGAGGCGCGTAACGGCGCTGTGATCTCGGGGAAGGGTGGGGCGCAGGGCGATGTCCAGCCGTTCCAGTTCAACAACAGCAACGCCATGCAGGCGCTGTCTGCCGAGAAGGCTGACCTCAAGCGCGACCTCTCTGTGGCGTTCCTGCTGACCAATGACCTGCGACGCGATGCAGAGCGAGTCACGGCCTACGAGCTAGAGATGCTGGTCACGGAGATCGAGCAGTCCCTGGGCGGTACCTACTCCTACCTTGGACCCGAGATGCTCGGCTGGCGGCTGAAGAAGCTGGTCGCGATCATGAAGTCGGCCAACGAACTCCCGCCGATTGGCGACGGGGACACGGAGATCACCGTGACCACCGGCCTGGAGGCACTGGGCAAGGACGCGAAGCTCAAGCGAGTCCGTTCCTTCTTCGGTCTGCTGAACGAGACACCGCAAGCATTCCAGGAGCAGGCGTCGCAGTACGTGAAGTTCGACACCATCCTCACGCCAGCAGCAGCGGCCCTCGGCTTTCCGCAGTCCATCAAGACGGCGGACGAAGTCCAGCAGGAGCAGGCTGCCGCGCAGCACAACGACACGGTCTCGCAGGTTGCCCAACGGGCCGCCGCGCCTGTCGCTTCCGCTGTGATGGCTAACCAACAACCCACAGCATGACAACTCCCCAAGGTACCCCGGCAACCCCGGAAACACCTGCGGCCCCGGTGCAGCCGGCCCCCGACAGTCCCGAGTACCGCGCCGCGATGGTAGCGGCCTACGAGGCTCAAGGCGGCAACCCGGACCCCGCAGCGAAGACCCCGGAGACTCCGGCCTCAGAGACCCCCAAGGTCGAGGTGGACCCGAATGCTCCGGTTCCACGCCTGACGGACAAACCGGCCGACGACCCGAAACCCGAGGCCGAGAAGACCGACCCACCGGCTGAGAAGAAGGCGGAAGGCGAGGAGAGCGCCGAAAACAAGGGTGCGCCCAAGGCCCCGAGTCTTGGCGACCTGTTCACCGATGGCACCTTCGTCACCGGCTTCAACTCCGAGAAGCTCCCGGAGTCCCTTAGCACTGCGCTGGAAGCTGCGGGCCTAACGCCCGAGATGCAGGCCGCGATCCACGAGCAGTTCCGCTCGGGGCAGGCTGCGCTCCAGCGAGAGACCACGGCGAGCCTCCACAAGGCTGCTGGCGGAAAGGGGCAGTTCGAGCAACTGGTCGCATGGGGTCAGAAGAACCTCACCAAGGAACAAGCCGAGTTCTACGACGCGCAACTGAATGGTCCGATGGCCGCAGACGCAATCGCTCTGCTGACGCAGAAGATGAACGCTGGCCGCGATCCGAATCTGGTGAACGTCGCCGGAGCCCAAGGCGGCCCTGTGTCCGCGTTCCGCGACCAGACCGAGATGATGGCCGCGATGTCCGACCCGCGCTACCAGACCTCCGAAGCGTTCCGCGCAGAGGTCGCTACCCGCCTGCGTCTCTCGACGTTCTAAACAACACCCGCAACGTGGTCGCCATCTCTCCCTGCGACCTCCTGTAGCAACTCCCCCATTTCGCGCCGTCCCTTCCGCTCCCCCATCCCCGGGGGACAGGCGGCGCTTTCCCTTTTCCCCTCCAAAGGAATCAAGTCGCAATGACTTTCTCCGCCAACAATGGCAACCCGGTTGCCTTCGGTACCGGCCAATCGGGCAATGACGACCGCGCCCTTTTCCTGAAGATGTTCGGCGGCGAGGTTCTGACCTCGTTTACCGCTGCGACCATCACGAAGGGCAAGTTCCGTGAGAAGAACATCTCCTCGGGCAAGTCGTTCCAGTTCCCGCGTACCGGCACCTCGATGGCCGAATACCTGCAACGCGGCAAGGAGATGCTCGGCAACCCGTTCGCGACCGGTGAGGTGGAAATCACCATCGACGGCCTGCTGGTTTCGAGCCACGCCTTGTGGGACCTGGACGTACTGATGTCGCACTTCGACGTCCGCGCCCCGATGACCGCCGACATGGGTCAAGCCCTGGCCCGAGTGTACGACCAGAACAACTTCCGCTCGGCCATCCTGGCTGCGCGTACCGCCGCTGTCGGCCCGTTCCCGGGCGGTACGCGAATCGTGGACACGAAGCTCCTGAACTCGGGTGACATCGACGGTCTGGCTTGGATGAACTCGATTCGCAAGGCGAAGCTGGCCCTGCAAGCCAAGAACGTGCCTCCGGGTGCCACGCTGTACATGGCGGTCCTCCCGGCTGTGTTCGACGCGATCAAGTACGCACGCGATCCGGTGTCGGGCCAGTACCTGAACCTGATGTCCATCATCCAGATGGCAGGCGCAGGCACGGGTGCAGTGCCGACCGAAGCGATCCGCTTCGAGGGCGTGACGATCTTCGCATCGAACCTGCTGCCCGCGACCGACCAGACGGCAGACGCGGCCGTGTGGGCGAAGTACCGCGCGGACTACTCGAAGTCCTCGGGTGTCCTGTGGGCCCCGGATGCGGTCGGTGTGCTGACGCTGAAGGGCATCGCTATCGAAACGACGCGCGACGTCCGCCGTCAGGAAGACTTCATGGTGGCGAAGCAGGCCACGGGCCACGGCACCCTGCGTGCTGAACTGGCTGTGGAATTCGCAACGGCCTAAGTGCAACGGGAGACTCAATCGGGTCTCCCATTTTTTTCTCCTTCAGCAATGCCTCTTACTCGTCTCCAAGCGGTCAACCGCATGCTGACCCCTCTTGGCGAGTCCGTGATTCTCGTCGAGGTGGAGGGCGCGGGCGATTACGCCAACTGTTCCGAAGTTCTCGACCAGACCACGCAGGATGTATTGCTGAAGGACTGGCAGTTCAACACCGAGATTCGCACGATGACCCCAGACGCGAACGGGAAGGTCACTGTGGGTCCCGAGGTCCTGAAGATCGACCCGGTGTTCAAGTCCAACGACTACGTCCAACGCGGCGCGTATCTGTACGACCGTAAGAACAAGACCGACGTATTCACGGATTCCGTGGACGTCAAGGTGACTCTCCTGTTTCGCTTCGAGGACTGTCCGTTCCACGTGCAGCGAAAGATCGTCGCTGACGCCGCTGCGCGATACCAGCGCGGCTACGTGGGTTCCCGTGCTGCGGACGAGTTCATGCAACAGGACCGCGCGGAGGCCGGTGCTGACACCGAGGCCGCAGAGGCCGACGTGGACAACTACAACGTACTGGAGGACGACCCCGACATGGCGTACCTCTACCGACGCACTTACCGCCCTGGGGTCATCTGATGCCAATTGACGGCATGCTACAACCCCGCATCGGGTCGCTACACGCTGGCGTAAGTCGGCAGGCCCCGTTGCTCCGGTCCCCATCCCAGATGGAAGAGATCGAGAATTACCTACCCTCGGTAGACATCGGAGGGCTCGTGGACCGCTTGGGTACCCGGCGCATCGCGGCGCTTGACCGGATGACCTATATGGAGGGCGGACACATGTGCTTCCGTACGACGGATGGCGGCCAGTGGGTATTTCTGAAGCGGGCCGAGGCCGGTATGTGTGAGGTGCGCAACCTCGTGACCGGCGAACTCGCTGCGCTCACCTACGGTCCGTTCGTCCAGAACTATCTGGGCTCCTCGACGACGCTGCGGTTCCTGACGATCTCGGATACGGTCGTCATCCTGAACACCGCGAAGATGGTAGCGGCGACTGAGGTTCCGAAGCCTGCAGCGAGTCGCGCCTACGTGGCAATCAAGCGGCTTTCGACGGCCTACCAGTCGTTCTATGTGAACTCCATCGTGGGGAGCGCTGCGGTAGTCTACGATGGTACCGGTGGCGCGAAGACACGCGACTGGGTCGCTTCGCAACTTGCGGCCCAGCTCGCAGCGAATCTGCCGGGCATCTACGTCACGCGGATCAACAACGTCATCAAGATGGAGGGGCCGGCGAACGTCATCGCCTCCATCACGGGGTCGAACGACTGGGACGAAGCGGCGATGACCCTAATCAAGGGGCGCGTTGCTGCCCTGGCCGATCTCCCGAACGTGTTCTTCCACGGCGAGCCGATTCTGGTGGACCTGGGGAACAACAACACGAAGTCCCAGTATTACGTCACCTACGACTCGGCGACGAACTCCTACAAGGAGTCCAGCTACCTCGACGGATTCGCGGCCTCCGCGGTGCTCGACAGGTCCACGTTGCCCATCCGTCTCCACCAGACTGGACCGAACTCCTTTGAACTCCAGCCGAACGAATGGGACTCCCGGAAGGTCGGGGACACCGGCAGCAACGAGGTCCCGCAGTTTGTCGGGCGGGCCATCTCGGACATAGCGCTGTGGAAGGGCCGCCTCTGGCTGGCAGCCGGCGATTGGGTCATCGGCTCGCAGCCCGACGCGATGTTCAACTTCTGGAAGGACAGTGCCCGGGAGGTTGTGGCGTCTGACCCGGTCCCACTCCAGGCCGACGCTGACCTGGGACGCATCAACCACCTCGCCGCGTTCCGCGACTCCCTCATGGTGCTCACGGAGAACGCGCAGTGCTCGGTGGATGGCTCGGGTCCAGTCACTCCAGCCGAAGCCTCGCTCGGTACGGCCACCCGTTACAACCTGGACGAGTCGTGTCCTCCAAAAGTCATCGGTGAGGCGCTGTACTACACCGGCAACCAAGAGGGACGCTCGGTTCTCTGGGAGTACAAGTACGAGCAACAGACGTCGAACAACTCTGGTGCGGATCTCTCGAAGCACGTGCCGAACTACTGCCCGGGGCACATCAGGCGAATTGTCGGGTCCTCCCAGGCAGGCCGCGTGTTCCTGTGGTCCGAGGCGTCGCCCGAGAAGCTGTTCGTTCACACGTCGTACTGGCAGGAAGGGCAGCGAAAGCAGAATGCCTGGAGCAAACTCACGTTCCCCACGATCACGCGCATCCTGCACCACTGGGTGGACCGTGGGACGCTGTTCTTCCTGGCTGCCAATGAGCGGACCCTGTACCTCCTGTCAGTCGCTGTGGACGGCAACCTGGGCGAGACGCCCTCGACCGATCAGCGCCTGGACATGATGGCGCAGGTACAGGTGACCTGGAACGCCGCGCGGAATCGCAGCGAGGTCATCGTGCCCGCTGGGATGAACGCGCTACCGAAGCTTACCTGCCTAGTGGATAACGGACTCGGATGGTTCTACGAGTTCCCCGTAACCGTCGTATGGGACGGGGCGCAGTGGGTCGGCTACTTCCAGACGAAGGTCACACCAGTCGCCGGGTATCTCGGCATCCGCTTCACGCGGTCGTTCACGTTCTCTCCGTTCTACCCAGCCGTCGAACAAGGGCAGACCCCAATGGGGCACCTCCATGTTCATAAGGTCTTCCTGGATTGCCTGCGGGCAGGGGACTTCCGAGCGACCGTCAAGCGAGCCGACCGGGCCCCCATGACGGTCGCGCTGTCTCCACGTTCAACCGGCGAGGCCCTCGTCGCTGACGATGGCGAGAACACCCAGTACGGCATCCCGTTCAATGCCCAAGGCCACAAGGCGTCGCTGACGGTCTCCACGGACTCCACGGGTCCGATGGTGGTCACCGGCTACACCCTGGCCGCACGCTATTCCAACCTGTTCGGATCATGAAGCTCACTCCCTCGACTCACTCTTACTGCGTATTTCTGGCTTCCGCTCTCCGTGACTGCGACCGTCAAGAGGTCGCCTTGGCACGTCCAGGTGAGGAACGGATTCACGTGGTGACCGAGTCGATGGAAAGCTCCGTCATCTGCGAAACCATTTTGACGGATGGTGGGAAGGTCGCCGGGATGTGGGGAGTAACGCCACACTCACTCGACTACACCGGCTCCATCTGGATGCTGGCGACCCCGGCGATCCATGAGGTCGCCTTTCAGTTTCTCCGCGAGTGCCCCCGAGCGATCGGACGTGCTCACGCCCACTTTGACACGCTTGTCTGCGCCCCGTGGCGAGAGAACAAGCTGCACCTCACATGGCTCGATTGGTGTGGCTTCACGCCCGTCGAGTTGAACCACGAACACTTCCTACCCCATGTGCGAACCCACAACCATCGTGATGCTCACGACGCTGGCAGTGTCAGCCATCGGGGCAGCGATGCAGAACAGTGCCTCCAACTCGGCCATTGAGGCTCAGTCCGAGGCACAGAACCGAAACACAGCAGAAGGCTACCGAGTAGCCCAAGAGAACTCACGACAGGCTGAGGCTGCCGCATTCGAGAAACGCACCGACCGCGCACGTCAGGCAACCCGCCAATTGGCGATGGCCCGCGTTGGCGCGGCGGAAGGCGCAGGCTCCCTAGCCGCCAACGCGATCAACATCACCGCAGCCGAAGCGGACGACATGTCCCGCATCGACGCGACCCTGTCGAACCAGAAGTCCGCCGCTCGCGGCCAGATCGCAGCGCTGCAAACGCAGAGCGCTGACGCGATCAACATAGCGAAAGCGCAGGGTAACGCTTCGCAGGTACAGGCCCAGACCCAGATCGCCCAGGCCCTCGTGGGCACCGGGGCGTCCTACTTCCGGCGCCAGACGCAGCTCGACCTCGCGAAGCAACGGCGCACCACTCTTGATAGTTCAACTGACTGATGGCAGGACAAGAAGAACGGTCGTTCCGTACGACCCCCAGCTACGAGACGCCCCAGGTCAACCCGGCGTCCTCGGAGAGCACAGGTGGCTACCGTCCGACCGCCGCAACCGTCCAAGGTAACGGCGCCGCCCTACAAGCTCTTGGTAACGTCTTCGGGAATTTCTTCGGGAACACCGCACGACAAGTCGAACAGGTCGGGGATATTCTGAACCACGCACAGATGGTCCAGACAGAGCGCGAGAACAAGGCGCTGGCCGAGCAGGCGGGCGTCGACCAGAAGACCGGGAAGACAATCAACCCGGCCTACGCTGATCGTCAAGCCTACTACGGCGCCTACCAGACCTCGGCGGCCGACGCCCATGCTTTCGATATGGGCCAGAAGCTGGAAGCCCAGATGCGCGAGATGCCGATGGACGGTTCGGTGGACCCGAAGGCTTACGCTGAGGACTTTTACAAGAAAGAAATTGGTACGGGAACGGGCGACCGAGATTTCGACAACCGCCTCCTGTACACCTACGCGAAGCAAGCGGACGCCGTTGTGGCGCACTACAACGAGCGCGTCGCCCAGACTGTAGAGCAGAACACCACCAAGCAGATTCTCGACAACGCCGCGAATGCCATGAACTCGAAGGAGGGTATGACAACGGGCTCCATGGCTGACCTCTTCACCCGACTGAACCTCGTGACCCGAGGCGATCATGCGAAGACGGATAAGCTGGTAGAGACGATGCTGGCGAGCCCGCGCAACGACACCCAGGCATTGGCGACCCTTAACGCCCTGGAAGAGACAGGGTGGGCCGAGCGCAACCCTGTGGCCTATGACCGCATCTCCCAGCAGGCACTCGCCAACACCAACAAAGTGAAGTCGTGGCAAGCGGGTAAGGAGGTCGAGGACTGGCGCATGAAGGCGATGGGTCTGAGCGCCAACCCAAACGCAACTATGGACGACTGGGCGGGGTTGGCCGCAGAGGCGCAGCGCATCGACTCCCGGCACGGTACCGGTATGGAACCGTTCGGCGCTCTATTCGCCGGCATGCACAAGGCAGCCAGCAAGCAGGCGGGTATCAACCTGTTCGAGGCCGCGATGAACGGCGTCCTGGGTGGCAGCAGCGACCTTGGTGCCTACGCGCTCCGCACGGGTCGCTCGGTCCCCGAGGTAATCGACAAGGACATGGACGCTTACCTGGCCGCTGTCGTTCAGCGTCCTGGCGCCTCATTCGAGAACCTGCGGGAATCCACAGCCCAGACGGGCTTCGTGAATCCACTGGCGTCCGATGACACCGCCTCGGAACTTGCACGGATGCTGGCGTCGCCCCGCATCAAGGACGTGTCTCACGCCCAGATGCCAGGACGGCTGAAGCAGAACCTCGGATCAGCCCTCACAGGGACGGACCAGACAATGGGCTCGCGTGCCTACAGGTTTTACAACGAACTACGCGGACTCGTTGGGGATCACGATTTCTCTCGCTATTTCCCGAACCAAGAGGCCCAGGCGGTCTACTGGGGCATGAAGGCCATCGCGCCCGCAAACGGCGACATGACGCAAGTCTTCACGGCTATCCGAGATAACCGCCTGGATGCGAAAACCCTGTCACAGGCAAGCGAGCACGGAGAGGTCAACCTAGGTCGCATCTTCGGCAAGGACATGAAGCCGGACGAAATCGACGCCAAGGTGGACAAGGCGCTCGCCAAGGGGATGCTCAAGGACCTGAACCGGGCGGGGTGGTTCTCGAACCCTACCGTGGGACTGTCTACCGAGGACCGGGCGAACCTGACAGCAATGGTGGCCTACCAAGGTCTACTGCTGCGCAAGGCGGGGAGCCTGGACCTGGACACCGCGCTGGACAACGCCGTGAAGACCTTCGCCAACACGAAGCTCGCCCTGCCTGGACAGAACGGCGGTATCAAGATAGTTGACGACCCCTGGGGTGGCAAGGGCCGCTCTGCGGACGCCCCGATCAACGGCTCGCCTGACAGCCCCATCTCGACGCTCAAAGGCTTCTACCCGGTGTACTCCGGGTTCCGTATGACCAACAAGCTGGGCGAGACGGAGGACCCGCTGGAGACGTGGTCCCATGACTCGAAGACCCTGAGTAAGAAACTGCCTGGCGTCTTCCCGCAGGTCGGTCTGCTGTCCCTTGGGGCCCCACGCTCCGATGGGCTCATGCCGATCCTGGACTCGACGAGCCAGCCGATCCAGCTACACCCAGGACAGGAGGTCGCCATACGTGGCGCGGGGAACACGCCCGTGTGGGCCACCGGGGACGCTCACAGCGCTGATAACGCTCCCGTCGGTCCTGACGGGATTCCGCTGTGGGCTCTAGGGGGGCTCGGTATTAGGGAGAACACCCTGACCAAGGGGAAGATCCCGGAGGACCCGAAGGTCGCCGCTGAGTTTTTCAAGACCCACATGCCCCCGGGGGTATTTCCGGTCTACAGCCCAAGCACGCATGCCTACACCCTTCACTACGGCTTCCGTATGTTGGGAACGGCTGAGGCGAGGGACTCGAAGATCAGGGCACGCGCCGCTGAGTTGGAGCGTGACCGCGATGCCCGCAACAAACCGCTCACCCCGATGGAAGAGGGGGCGGCGTTTCTCTCTATAGCTATGTAATGGACCCACTACCCGCCAATGTGTACCCGGAGAACGTGATGAGTGAGGCCCTGCAATCGCAGATTGACCAGCAGTACCGGTCGGGCGAACTGCGGGTACAGAAGCAGGTAGAGCAACAGCCAATTAACCCGAAGGCCGGTTGGGACCTCAACTCGTTCATGACTTATCTCAAAGGAAACAAAGCAGTGACTCCCCCGTTTCAGGGCGCTGATGTTCCGCGTGGCGGCTGGTTTGACCAAGCCTCCACCGCCATCGGTGGTACTGAGGGCTTTGAGGGCCGTGCGTACCACGGCATCTACTCGCCCCAACGCAAGCCCGGCGACATCTACGTGAAGCCGGGACAGTTCGTGGAAGGACAGAAGGACGAGGTGTCGATTGGCTACGGCTGGAACCTATCAGCCAACACCAACTCCCGCAGCGTGTTCAGGGACGTCCTGGGTATTCCCGACGAGCGGTACAACCGCATCGTGAACGGCCAGGATGCACTATCGCCAGCCGAGGGGGCACGACTCCGGGACTATGCGATCTACCAAGCCAACGCTGGCCTGGACCGTATGGTCTCGAAGCCCCTCAGTGACCACCAACGGGCCGCCCTGGTATCGATGGTCTACAACTTCGGTCCCCGTGGTTTCGCTGCCACCGGGGTTCCCGAAGCGATCAACAAAGGCATCAGCGATCAAGAGGTCGCGAAGCTGATCTTCAACTCCAGCCCGCAAAAGAAGAAGTTGGCGAGCCGCCGCGCTTTCGAGGCAAACCTGTACCTGGGCGTCGCCCAAGTTGCGGCGGCGGGCGGACTAAACGTCAATGAGCTGCCGCGTCGATGATCCTCTCGGCACGCGACATGGACCGCCTCAAGGGGGTCCATGTGGACCTCGTGCGCCTTGTAACTGAGGTAGCCCAATCCATGGCGGACGGTCCCATGGCCTTCATGGTCATTGAGGGTCTCCGTACGAAGGACCGACAGGCCGCCTTGGTGAAAGCCGGGGTATCCCAGACGCAGAAATCCCGACACCTGACGGGCCACGCCGTGGACCTCGGGGTCCTAGTGGACGGCAAGCTCTCCTGGGACATCAAGCCATACCGTCAACTCGCAACCGCCATGAAAGCGAAGGCTTCCAGTATGGGTATCCCCGTCGTTTGGGGGGGCGACTGGAAGACCCTGGTGGACAGTCCACACTTTGAACTGGACCGCAAGGTCTACCCCTAACCTATGGCAGACACCCAGAACATCGTAGTCGATCAAGCCGGGCAAAGCATGCCCGCAGTCAACCCGAACCCGGTCGGCGTTATCCAGCACGACGAGGTGGCGGCGCGAATGAATCAGCCCGATGCCTGGGATGTCGCCGGGGCTACTTGGCGCCTGGACACCATCGTGGGTCAAGCGCTCAACTCGTTGCACCACGCGGGGCAGGATGAAACCCCTGATCCTGCATTCAATCCCTACACGTACCTAGAACAGAACAAGAAGCAGTACGAGGACATCCTGCCCCTCATCACAAACGGTACCACTGGCTTCAGCGGTATTCGGTCGAGGGCGGGCTTTGAGAATTTCGTCGCGACCCAACGGAAGAACCTACGGGACCGTGAGACCATTGCCCGCGGTGAGGGCGGGAGCATCCTGCTGAATATGGGTGTCTCCATGCTCGACGTGACCTCCCTGATCTCTGGGGCCGGCTTCGTCCGAGCTGGTGTCGGCGCTACCCGCGCCGTCCGTATGGCTTCGACTGCCGCAGCGTTCGCAACGGACGCCGCAGTCCAAGAGTCGCTGCTGCATTCCATGGACGCCTCCCGCTCTCGTGAGGAATCCTTCATGAACATCGGGGTCGGTACATTCCTGGGTGCGGGCTTGGGCGCGGTGTTTCGACATCTCCCGCCTGACTCGGCGCTCCGCACCGGGCACCCGGACAATCCGCTGCACCCGGACAACTTCGACAAGGTCGAGGTCAACTCCCACTATGTTGGGCAACTGCCCAGCGAGGGGGACTCTATCGGCGCGATGCGTGCCACCATAGGTGCCGAGGGTTCCGAGGTCGCTGTGGGCAGAGGCGCCATCGCCAAGGGTGTGGACAAGCTGTTCTCCATAGCGCCGACCCCTCTGGGTCGTCTAGCACGCTACCAGAGCGAGAAGGGCCGGGAGACCCTCCTGTCCCTTTACGACACGGGTGGCCTTATGACAAAGGCCATGGCTCGGGGCGACGCTCGCCCGGTTGAGGCGGAGACCCTTAAGACCATCTACGACCAACGCGCACAGGCGGTGCGTAACGACGTCGCGTCGATCTACCAGCAGGCCAACATGGACCTGGGGCAGTCGAAGGCGGGTACATCGGCCCGTGGGCTGGTCAATACGTTGACGTTGGGCGATAAGGACATCAACGCTATCCCGCAGAAGGTATTCAACGACGCGATCACTGACGTGGCTATCGCTCGCCGCACCGGGGACACGTTGGGCAGCGAGAAGGTCATGAAGCGGCTCATCGATGCTGGCCTAGCGCCAGAGGATGCCAAGAGTGCCCATAAGCGCGTTTTCGAGGCAGCGGACAAGTACCGAGACGCCTATGACTCCATCTGGTCCGAAGCGGAGAGGATGGGTCTGGCCGACCCCAAACTGAAGGGCGTTGGGGAGTACGGTATGCCGCAACTCTGGGTGAAGTCGAGGATTGACGAGAACCCAGAGGAATTCCGCGCGCTCATGCAGCAACACCTGGGCACCCGGCCAATGGAGAACTGGCTGATAGAAGAAGGGTACATCAAGGACCCCAACGCGAAGCCGGTGACGGGCCCGGACGGCAAGGTAGTTGACTTGACCCCCTACGCCTCCTGGGACGACATCGTGAAGTCGGGTGACTCCACGCTACAGAACGACATCCTGAAGGCGTGGCGCGGTGAGGAGCAGGCGTTCGCCAACGACTTCCTGAACGCCAAGCTGCGGGCCCACGAGCAACAGCAACTGAAGGCGCAGGACCAACTCAGCGACCTCATGACGCAACTGGGGAGCGCTGAAACGGATTACCGCGCCGCTCGCCTGTCAGAGATGAAGGCGGCGGGTCGTGCCATCGAGCGAGGCATTGTGACCCGTTCCGTCGCCGCAGCGTCCTTGAAGGCCGAGCGAGCCGAGACGAAGGTCAAGTCTCTCCTGGCACATCACCCGGCCCCCGAGTCCCTGGGCGACGAACTGATGGCAGGTCTGCGACAGACTGGTCACCAGATCGACATCGCTGGCCCGCGTGTGACCGAAGCGTCCGCACGGGCGTCCGAGGCGGATTCCCTGGTTACTTCCCTACGTGGGGAGAAGAAAGGTGTCATTGGGGAACTCAAAGACGTCTCCGCGATGGAAACGGGTATGGAAAAATCCCGAGCCCTGCGCCCGCTGCGCGAGGATCACTACCGCCTCAAGCGTGAACTCGCTGACGCTATCGAGGAACAGCGTGGGGCCCAGCGTGAACTCGCGGACGCCAACAAGGAACTCGAACGTCTGTCGCGCGAACAGGCCGGGCAGTACAAGTGGTTGGAAGCAGTCGCGAAGGATGTGGAGACCCTGAAGGCCAACGAGGCTGATGCGCTCCTGGCGCCCGGCTTCCGTGCCCAAGAGATTGGGAACATGGACAAGTTGTCCGTTCTGAAGTCCGCGCTTGACGACGCCACGGTGGCCCGCAAGGCCGCCTATGAACTACGGCGCCAACTGGGTGAGGACGTGAAGTCCGCCCGCAGGGCAGCGAATCGTTCTGCGGCGCAACTGCGTCAGACCGCATTCAAGGTCCGCAAGGGCACCTCTGCGGATCACCCGCTCAACCAGTACGTCCAGCAACTCTCCGAGGGCCTGCGTGGTCACGACCGCGCCCCTCGTGGTCTGCTGTTGGACGAGCAACCGCAGACGGGGCGCTTGAAGGAACGCCAGTTCAATTTTTCGCCCGAGGAGTACCAGCGCTTTCGTGACCTGGGGATGCTGGAGGGCAACGCTGATGACGCCTTCATGCGTTACGCGCACGACATGGGAGGCCAGATGGCGGCCCACAAGGCGCTGAACGGGAAGAAGGTGGACGCCGCCATCCGTGAGGCGGAGGAAGACTACGACCGACTCATCGGGTCCGCGACGACCGCGAAGGGGCGCGAGGCCCTCGGGGCTGAACGCAACGCCTTGCGCGACGACATCCGGCATGCCTACGACCGCATCCTGGGCAAATACGACCCCAAGGACGACAACGGCCTGGTCTGGGTGGCCGACAAGCTGAAGATGATGGGTCTGATCCGATACATGGGTGGGTTCATTTTCTCGGCCATTGGTGACCTCGCGACGGCGCAGTGGGCCGCTCCTGGTTCCCTGATGCACGCGATCACGCGAAAGACTTCTCGCGAGTACAAGTACATCCTGGAGCAAGCGGCCAAGGGTGATCCGGATATGAAGGAACTCCAGATGATCCTGGGGTCCTTCGAGACCGGCTTGCACCTCAACATGTCCGACAAGGCACTGGGGCGCGGATCGGTACGGGATCACATCGGCTTCGGCACCGGACTCACTCGGGACATCACGTCCAAGATCGACAAGTACATGGACCTCACGGCAGACGCGGGGAACAAGCTGTCTGGTCTGGCATGGTATTCGAACGTCGTCCGTCGCTCGGCGGGGCTCGTGCAACTCGCGAACATCCGCAACTGGGCCGGGAAGTACGCGACCTTGTCCGCTGGTAAGAAGGTGGACCTCGCGGCCCTAGGGATCGGGGAGGCCGAAGCGAAGCGCCTGGACACTCTGTTCACCAAGTACGGCTCGGAGCAACGCAACGGTCTGTTCAGCCCCGGGATGACCAAGTGGTTGGCGGAGACAGACGGCGAGGAGATGAAGTACGTCCTGGAGTCCGCTCTGACAAAGACCCAGAAGCGGGCCAGCTACACGTCGGGCTTCGGCAACCAGCCGCTCCTGATGGACAAGTGGTACGGCAAGCTGTTCCTCCAGTTTCAAAGCAACGCCTTCCAGTTCACCAACAACTTCATGCGTGCTGGCTTTCAGCGCGGTGCGGTCACGGGGGAGCATGGGCGGTTCGCTGCGGCCATGGGGACGGGCCTCGCTGTCGGTGTGCTTATGAACGCCATCGCCGCCTTCCGCAAGGGCCAAGACGTGACGAAGCAGACGCCGCAGGAGATGGCCTACAACACCATTCAGCGCTCGGGTCTCCTCGGGTTCCTCGGGTCCTACGTTGACGCCGGGGTGAAGCTTGGTGACCCGGTGCTCAAAGAGAACTTCGGTTTCACCCTGGGCGGCGGGGCGAGCAAGTTCAGTCAAAACTCCTGGCTGGCGAACCTCATGGGCCCCTGGGCTGGCAACGTTGAGTCCCTCGGCGGTATCGGCGCCAACGCTGTGAACGGCGACCTAAACAAGGCGGGCCAGAAGGCTTTCCGTCTCCTTCCTCTCAACCAACAAATGACCCTGCTGATGCGAATCGCGGGGGTGAACAACGACGACCATCACTGATGCTCACGACCTATCAGACGGACGGGGTCCGCACGGATTACACGTTCGACTGGCCCTACCTCGATAGGGCGCACATCATGGTCACCGAGGACACAGCGCCCCGCGCATTCAAGTTCATCGATGATCACACCATTAGGGTGGTGACCATCTTCGGTGATCCGCTCCCCAAGGGGCGGGTCCTGAAGATTTTCCGGGTAACGCCGGACCTTGTTTCGTTCGCTGAGTTCAAGGATGCAGCGAATCTAACAGCCGACGACCTGAACCGGGCGAGGCTTCAAGTCCTCTTCTTGGTCCAAGAACGCAGCGGTGGACTCGGTGGCTCTGTGGCCGCAGCGGTCCAGATCGTGGTCAACGAAATCAACACGATCTCGGGGGCACTGGACAGCCTCTCGGTAACGCAGGGTGTACTGACCTCCGGGCTGCAAACGCTGAACACTCTCGCCGGTCGCCTGACCGTCGTGGAGAACGGGGCGGATGCTCTGCATCAGCAGATTCTCAAGGAGATCGCAGACCGCGATGAGGCAGGCAGCGTCCTCGCGTCGCGGATGGACAAGCTGGAAATCGACCAAGACAACATGAAGGCGTCGGTCTCCTCCGACATCAACCTACTGAAGACACAGTCGAGCGTCCTGGCTTCGAAGACCGACACGATCTCGGCGCGGCTCGACGGCGTTGTCAACGACAGCAAGGGCGGGGCAGGGAACACCGGGGACGATGACATCCTAGCGGCGTCGATCATCACGTCCGCAGTAGCAGAGGCGAAGATCAACCACGCTCTGGCGAAGCGTGTGGATATCCTGGCAGCCAAGGTCAACGGCGACATGGCGGCAATGATCCAGACTGAGCAGACGGCCCGCGTGTCGGCTGACGACGCCCTGGCCCGACAGATCACCACGCTGCAAGCGCAGATCGGGGAGAACATCGCCCAGGTCATCCAGGACATGAAGACCACCGTTGAGTCTGTCGATGGCAAGGTTACCAACCTGAACGCCCAATACACACTGAAGGCGCAGGTGCGGCGGGATGACGGGAGGATGGTCATGGCGGGCGTTGCCCTCGCCGCGACGGCGAACAATGACCTATCGAAGTCCGAGATCGTGATGATGGCCGACCGCCTAGTCTTCGCCGATCCTTCATCAGTCAATGGGCCGCTGAAGCCGATCTTCACGTCGGGAAACGTGGATGGCTCACCGACGATGGTGATCCCGTCGAATGTCATGGGCGACCGAATGTACCCGGGGCGCCTCCTTGTGGACGGGACCATCGAGGGCCGCAGCATCAAGGCCAACGAGATCACGGGTGACAAGATCGTTGCAGGGACGCTCACGGCCCGCGAAGTCAACGTGAACTTCGGCGGAAACCTAGTCCCGAACGCGTCGATGGTGGACGTGTTCAACGGATTCCCGACTGGATGGACGTACTGGAACGGGATGTCCGGTGCCAGCATGGGGTTCGGTGACAGCACCGGCTTCGAGTCATGGTTCCCGCTGAACAGCAGGGGGATCGTGATCAGCCAGACTGGGGTAACAGGCAGCGGCAGCTACGCGCTGGCCTATAGCAACCAGTTCACGGTGGAGGATGGCAAGGACTATGAGTTCTCCGTCTATACAGGAGCCCACCGATGCACCGTTGGGGTCCTGATCGAGTTCTTCAACTCTGCCGGTACGTCGATCGGTACCTCCTTTGGGGACACGAACACCGCGCAATTGAACGCCGGCAAGACGGTAGCGGACTTCAAGCGAGTCGGGGCGATCACCAGGGCCCCGTCTGGGGCCAGCGCTGCACGTCTCCTTTGCGCGAAGTACGACACCTACGCGAGACAAGCCGATAGCTTCGGGTTCTTCATGCGGCCCATGGTGGCCGAGGCGAGCGCCAACCAGACCCGGCTGTCTCCGTACAAGGAGAGTGGGCTGGGTACGAAGATCACCCCTGGTGGTATCTCGACGCCGACCCTCTCTGCGATCTCCGCGACCATCGGTGTGCTGCGCACGGCGACATCCGGGGCCCGTACCGAAATTCAGGACAACCTGATCCGAGTATTCGACCATAACAACGTCATGCGTGTGCGTATCGGGGTCTGGTGATGCCGGTAGGTATTGAGTGCTTCGACGGCAACGGGAACCGAACGTTGTCGCTCGGAGACCGCATTGGGCGCTTTACAGGCTCAGCGATGACGGGCGCTGTCAATGGCTCCGTTCCGTTCCCTGGGGGGAACACGGGTAGCCCGTTCTTCGTCGTGATCCCCCTAGAAGCGGCCCCAACGTTCTTCACACCCCCGCAAGTGACCATCGATGGCACTACTGTCTCCTGGTTCTACGGTGCCCTCATCGGTACCGCGCGGGCGGTCAACTGCCTAATCCGATTCGGAGTCTACTGAGTGACAGCAGGCATCACCGTCGTCAACGACTGGGGCACGGTACAGGTAGACGAAAACTGGGCGACGATGTCGTTGCGGCACAAGCTGTCGGTTGCCGTACTTACGTTGACAGTGAACTCTGGCCGACAAGGCTACGACGGTTCGGTAACGTTCGCGGCTAGCTCGCCAATGTTGTTCTGGAAGGCAAGCGTGCCGACAGCCATCCGCAACATGGTTTCGAACGGCGACGGAACGTGGACACTGACGCTACGGGCTAACGCGCAGGCGTCAGTGGTTTTGTACGTTTTCGACACTCCTGAGTGGGCCTCCCAGAACTACGGGATCGAGGTATTCAACGCTAGCGGCGTGAAGGTTTTCGGAGACCAACTGCGTCCCTTGAAGATCGCCGCGATTGTCCCCGTGAGCGCGATGCCGTTCGTGTGGGACGGACTGACCCCAGGAAACTACGCCGTGAATGTAGGTGGAGGCGTGCGGTACGAAAGTTACGCAGCCGACCGGATTCGTGCTGCTTGCTGGACGGCAGGCGCAATGGATCGGCCAGCAGGCGGACAGTTGGACTGGACCGTCATTATCAGCGGCGCCCCTTTCGAGGTGGCAAGCGTTCAGAGGTCCCCTCAATTTCTCATCATCGCTGACGTGACAGGGCTGTAGCTCACGTGGATTTGCCCCCGTACCTCCGGACACCGCCTCACACTTGAGTTGATGATTCCGTCCTGCGCCTGAACTCGCGAGGCGAGCGGTATTTCAGCGCGCTATGGGGATGCTGCTAGTCATAAACACGGTCGTATGCCTACCCGTAGTTTAAGTGGGTGACTGTGTCCGGAGATTCAGGGGGCCGCTCCATCACGTCATTCCAAAGGACTCAATGGCATGGTATTCAGCCGGGGCCGTTGCGCTGACGAAAGACTCAAACGTCGTCACCGGGACGGGCACCCAGTTCATTACGAACACAAAGACAGGTGACATCTTCATCGGGCCGGATGGTCTGCTGTACGAGGTGGACCATATCGTTGCCGACACCCAGTTGGTGCTCAAGAAGAATTACCTGGGAACGTCTAACACCACGGCGGCATACACGATTATTCCAACCACGGCGTACCTGAAGACCCTCGCGGCTCAGGTGACCGACCTGATTACCCTGTACTCGAACGTCCCGCAGTACACGGACGCTGCGCAGGGAGCGGCCTCGCAGGCCCAGGGATACCGCAACGATGCCAATGCAGCAATGGCGTCGGCGCAGGCAGCACAGGACGCCGCTGAGGTCTGGAAGATGCAGGCGGCAAGTTCTGCTTCGTCGGCAAGCTCATCGGCTTCCATAGCAGCCCAGGCGGCCACCAACGCTAACGCGGCACGCGATACCGCTGCCACGTACCGAGACGCTGCCACAATGGCGCGAGATGCGGCTGTGAGCGCGAAGACCTCTTCCGAGTCTGCACGGGACGCTGCGTCAACCAGCGCAACTCAGGCTGCGCAGTATGCGACGCAGGTTGCCAACAAAGTGGACAAGGGCGGTGACGTAGTCTCAGGGTCAATCCAGTACAACGGGACCACAGGTACTGCCCGCTACCATGGGTTCCAGACGGGAGGTAAGCAGCGTTGGTTCTATGGCGCTGATGGCTCTACCGAGGATGGGTCTGGTGCCGGCTCCAACCTCATCGTTGCCCGCTACGACGACGCAGGAAACTGGATTGACACCCCGCTTTCGGTCTACCGCGCCACAGGCCAGTTGATGCTGAAGCAGCGACCCATGTTCAGTACATGGACTCCGTGGGACTCTGGGAACCTGCCGAACCCGATGACTACGTCGGGAGGGGTATTCACCGGACTGGTGACGTTGGCGTCGGACCCCACGTCGGACCTCATGCCTGCAACCAAGCAGTATGTGGACAATGGGAATGCACGACAGACCAACCTGATCGTGAACCCGTTTGGCGCCATCCAGCAGGAGACGACTACCCCCGTCACTGCCAGCGGCACGTACTTTGCCGATCAGTGGCGGCTGGTTTGGGGTGGCTCTGGCTTCGGAGTTCAGGCTGGCGTCAACACGGATCAGAATGTAAGCCTGTTCGACCCGTGCAACGTGGCGGTAAGTACGACCTCGACAAAAGCCGCGCTCGCAGCGAGCGATGTGGTGGTGATCGCGCAGCCCGTAGAGGGGCTTTACGCTCGGCGGCTGCGTTTCGGGACAGGAGCCGCGCGAGGCAGTTGGCTGCGGTTCAGGGCATCAATCTCAGGCGGGGGTAGCGGTACGGCGTCGGTTGCCGTCCGCAACGCTGCGTCGAATAGGTCGTTTGTTCACGCCTTCTCTGTAACGACGGCCCCAACTGACTTTTCGGTTTTTGTCCCTGGAGATACGTCGGGAACATGGGCGACCGACAGCGGCGCCTCCGCTGAGATTAGCTTCTGTTTGGCAGCCGGTACGACGTATCAGACGTCCACGCTAGACGCTTGGCAAGCTGGGAACTATGTGGCGGCCCCCACGCAAACCAATTACCTAGCGACCAGTGGGGCAGCGCTGCGTGTAACTGACGTGCAGTGGATGGCTTCGCCTGTACTGCTTCCGTTTGTCGTCCCGGACTACACAGCGGAGCTGGCGAGGTGCATGCGCTACTACCAGAGCGGCTCATTGGGCGGGTACTCAACCACAACCTATGTGGGCTGCCTCGTTCCGCTTCCGGTTCCGATGCGCACCGCGCCAGCGGTTACGTTTAACGATCAGGCCGGAAATGCCGGGAAAGTTAACACGTCGTCCTCCACCAACGTATCGATTACGGCCGGCGGACTCAGTGCTTCCCAGGTGACCCTTTTGATGGATGCGTTTCTCGCATCTAGCGCTAGCAATTGGTGGCGGGTGAATTATTCACTAGCGGCTCGCCTATGACTTTGCACACAGAACCATTCAAACTAGGAGAAAGAAATGAGTGAAACCGCAACCCCGAAAAAAGCCACCCTGTGGGTCCTGAACGGTCAAGTGTCCGCAGTGTCCCTGCCGGGAGAGCCGGGCCCGTTCCCGGGTGTTGCCACGGTCGAAGTGGACATCGAGGACGCAGTGGGCGTCGGTAGCCCGTGGCCCCCGGAGAAGCCCGCAGCGAAGGTCAAGGGTAAGGCGGCGTAATGGACGACCAGTTCACCCCTCGCGACCTGCTTGGGGTCCTGGTGTCCATGGGGATTATCATTGGTCTAGGGAAGCTCCTAGCTTCCAACGAGAAGTTTACGTGGCGTCTCGCCGTTGGTCGCGCGATCGTTTCGGCGGGCCTATCCGTGGCGGCTGGTTCCATCCTGGCGTTCATCCCTGGTCTGAGCCAGATGGCCGTTATCGGTCTTGCAGCGGCGTCCGCGGTTCTGGGTGAGCAGTTCCTGGAGAAGCTGATCCACCTACGCGCTGGCGGGGCGCAGTGACCTTCCGCATCCTTCGGGCCTCCCCAGATCACTGGGAGGCTCTGAGGGCTCTGCACACCCTGACGTTCCCCGGCGACGAACACGAGGACTACACAGATGGCTGGTGGTGGATCGTCTACGACGGTCCAGACCCCGTGGCGTTCGCTGGTATGCGTTTGAGCCTCACTGAGCCCGGAGCGATTTACTTCAGCCGATGCGGTGTTCTTACACCCTACCGGGGCCAAGGGCTCCAGCAGAAGCTCCTGACAGCAAGACTGCGGCATGTCAAACGACTAGGTGCTGCCGCGTGCATCACCACGACCATCATTACGAACATCCCCAGCTCGAACAATCTCATTCGAGCCGGATTCCGCCTATTCGAGCCTCCGTCCCCATGGGGAACCAGCGAGACGCTCTACTGGCGAAAGGAGATCATTGAGCGACAACCGAACGACCATTCAGGCGAAGTTCGAGCAGTGCCTGATTGATGGTCTGGAGGGCCAACCCATCGTGAACAAGGATGGCCCCGTGATTGACCCAGAGACCGCGAAGGTCATGATGGGTCCCCCTGACTCCTCGTTCCTCTCCGTGGTCAGGGCGTATCTGAAGGACCTCCTGGCCCCCCAGTCGAAACCGAAGATCCCGGAGACAGGCGCAGCCAAGGGAATGCTCGCCCAGTTCGAGAAATCGGGCGCAAAGCTCCCATTCGGTCAGCGGCCTAATTGAGCCACCGGCCATGGTGGTGGGCCAGTGACGACCCTCTCCGCGAGGATTTTCGTAATCTGGTCTACCTCATCTGGGAGCACATGGCGCTCCCGGACCCGACCCCGGCCCAGTACGACATCGCGTACTTCCTCCAGCACGGCTGGGCGGGCTATGGGGTCGATGCTGACGGTAACCACTTCGAGTGGTTCGGTAATGAGGAAGTAGAGCCTGACCGCACCGGCTGTCGGCGCCTGGGCGACGCGGACTCCAAGTTCCGCGAAGACGTCCTGGAGGCGTTCCGAGGGATCGGTAAGTCCTACCTGACCTCGGGCTACGTGCTGTGGCGTTTGTACCGCGACCCGTTCGCTGAGAAGGTTCTGGTGGTCTCCGCGTCTGGCAGCAAGGCCAAGGAGTTCGTCTCGATGACGAAGACGCTCCTGATGACCATGCCGCTGTTCGAGTCGTTCATCCCTCGGGAGGACCAACGAGACACGGCCTGGGCGTTCGACGTGAACGGCGCTTCGATCTCGCAGAGTCCCTCGGTGAAGGCCGTGGGTATCACCGGCCAGATCACCGGCTCCCGTGCCACGCTGATCGTTGCTGACGACATCGAGGTGGTGGACAACAGCCGGACGGAGGAAGCGCGTGAGCGTCTCCTGCACAAGACCAACGAGTTCTCCGCGATCAAGGTGACCGGTGGGGCCGACGTGATCTTCCTGGGGACGCCTCAGACCGAAGAATCGATCTACACCAAGCTGATCCGCGACATGGGCGCGACGGGCTGGATTCTCCCGGCACGCTATCCGATGTCGGAGAAGCGCGGCTCCTACGTCATCACCCGCGAGGGCGACGTCAAGATCGACTGCCTCTGCCCACGGGCACGAGCGGTAGATAAGGCCCCCAGCCTCCAGTGGAAGCCCACGGACCCCGAGCGATTCTCGGAGATGGAACTGTCAAACCGGGAGGCCAAGGGCCGTGCGTACTTCGCTCTCCAGTTCCAGTTGGACACGTCCCTGTCGGACGCCGAGCGGTATCCCCTGAAGCTACACGACCTCATCGTGATGGCCTGCAACGTCTTCAAGGCACCGCAGATCGTTCAGTGGGGCAAGGACTCCAACGGACGGAACAAGCGCATCGACCTACAGAACTTCGGGTTCACGGGGGACACGTGGCTGGCTCCGCTGTTCATCGACAGTGAGTGGCGCGACTACGAGCAGGCGCTACTGTTCGTTGACCCGTCTGGCCGAGGGAAGGATGAGACCGCCTGGGCCGTCCTGAAGTCTCTGAACGGGATGCTGTACGCAGTGGAGGTCGGTGGCGTTTCCGGCGATCCTGGTGCAGCCATGTTGGCCGTGGCGACTGCCGCGAAGAACAACAAGGTTCACGAGGTCGTCGTGGAGCCCAACTACGCGGGCGCCGTGTGGATTGCTGCGTTTGAGCCGATCCTGGCGAAGGTGTGGCCCGCTGAGAAGCCGGGGGACACCGCTGGCTGCACGATCCGCGAGGCGGAGTGGAGCAGAACCCAGAAGGAGGTCCGCATCATTGACACCCTTGAGCCTGTCATGGCCTCCCACCGTCTCGTGGTGGATGAGCGCGTGGCAGCCGATGGGGTCCTGATGTACCAACTGACCCACATCACCCGAGAGCGGAACTGCTTGACCCACGATGACCGCGTGGATGCCCTGGCAGGAGCCGTGGCTGAGCTGGTCAGCACCCTCCGGGTGGATACCGATCAAGCCGCAAGGGAGATGAAGGAAGCGGAGGAAGCTGAGATGCTTGAGGCTTTCCTGGAATCCTGTGAGCGCCAGGAGCGTGGGGACTTCCGACAGTACACCTGGGAAGGTGCCGAGGTCTTTTCGGCTGAACTGGGGGCGCATCTGTGAAGGATGATCGCCCAAAGTAAGAGGGGCCCGCAGAGCGAGTGGCGTGTTGTCTGGCAGACTGCTAGCTAACTAGCGGTAGCCGCGCCCTGATCCAGTCTAGCCAAGTCGGGGGCATGCTGATTCTGTGCTTGAATCCGCTTTGCTGGGAGGCGTCAAAGTAAGTCAGATAGTCGGGGCCGTATTCTATCCGCCTAGGGAAGTTTGTTTGCCAATCAACATAGAATTTGCGTTGGGCGAGTAGGTAACCTGTTTCGGAGAAAACCTGAATCCGTATGTGGTCATGCATGAAGCTCTCGTCACCGCCTGTGCCACAAAGGACGACGCTGTATTTTTTGTCGCCGTAGGTCTTCATGCCTCCGTTCAAGTCGCTGGTGTCGCGTTCGCAGTCGTAGAATTTATCGGGGTATGCGCGATCAAGTACAAAGGCGGCGCCGTAAATCACCGCGACAGAAACCAACGGTATCGCTACTTTCCAGGTGATCGCTTTGACTCTGCTTGCTTCGCCGGCCTGCATATTTCCTCCAAGGTGAACTGAATTGGCTTGGGTAGTTTGATCTTCTTTGGCTCTGTGTAGATTGCGAAGTCCCCGCCTCGGTTGAATTTTCGCCGCCAAGCGCTGTAGTCACTATTGTGTATCGGGTAGTAAACGTCCTGCTTTCGTAGGGTTCGGAAAAATCCTTTAATGATGTCAACTGGTTTCTTAAAACCGTTTTCGTAGACGTAGGGGGTTATGCCCGGCGTATCTGCGGAATCTCCCCATTGTAGATCCGTTCCCTTACTTCCCGTGACATTGTTTAGTACGTCAGCAGCGGTGGCGGAAGGGACGAGGATCACACCGTATCGATTCCAATGGCCTAGGTATTGCGAGGAGGTTTTTCCCGGTTTGTCAGCAAAGGAATAGCTGTCTCGTGCATACACGTGTATGTGCGTTATGTCTACCTTGGATTGGCAGCAGTAAACTGGATCACCTTGGTCGTACCTGTAATATTGTTCTGTGTAAACCTTGGCGTTTGCGATTGCTGCCATGAAGAAGAAATTCCCCAGCGTGGCAGTCAAGTCAGTCATTCCGAATTTGTCGTCTAGGGTGTCCAGATTGTTTACGGTCGCTAGCTGAAACTGGTAGCTGCTGTGTAGCTTCTGCATGTCGCCGCCAGACAGTGCTAGTGTATCAATTTCGCCGGTGAATACCTTTCCCTCATTGAGAAATTTGTTCTCTATAAATCGCTGAATTGTGGCGGTTAAAGCGGCTTTCGCGTTATCGGTATATATGTCCTCGGAAATTAATTTATCGTATTTCTCTTTTGATTTTCCGTATTTGAGGGTAAAGCCTAGCGATACGGTTGTCGTGTCTACCATATCCGATGGGTATGGGTCCGTGCGCTTGCCCAGAATGTGCGCGCGTCCATTGAACCAACGCCGGGCCACCTTTGCTGCCACATAGAACCCCATTTTCTCCATTGCACCTGGTAAGTCCAGCATATCGAAGGGCGGGGGTGTGCGGCAGTCCTCTTCGGCTTGTGGGTTCTTGGATTTATCATCGGGCTTCGGCGGAGGAGCTGGGGGCTTCCCCTTCTTCTTATCTGGCGCAGGCTTGAGTGTTTCCTGCTTCTCGTCCCGTGCAGGCTTGGGTTTTTCAACCTTCGGAGGTTCAGGCGGCTTCCATCCAGGCATGGGCGTAGGCAGTTTGTCCATTTGGACTCGTGCCTGCGGGTTGTTTAATGGCTTACAATTACCTTGTTGCCATTCGGTGCGGAGTAGCAAACCAGCTTGTTTTTGTTTGAAGTATGCGAGCTTGACTGTTGTTGCCATGCATTTCTCTTGGTATTTTTGCGCGGCGTGGATTGTAGCATGCAGGGTAGGGCATAATCAGGCGCCGTTTTATATAGGCCCCTAGTTATGCGCGTATTCGGATTTTAGGGGCGTGTGGCTTCTGAGTCATGCGCGTGGTGCTGGGAGTCACTGGGTATCCTTTGACTTTCCATGGTCAGTCAGGCGTCGCCTGTCGTGTTCCTCCCAGTAGCGCTTGGATTCAGCACGATCCCTTTGATGCGCTACGAAGGCGGCGCCGAGAAAGAATGCTGTGACGATTAGCGCGAAGGCTGTGGATAAGGACATGGGGTGGCTCTGTGATTCGTGGAGGCCCCTATGGTATCTCGACCTACAAACGGAGCAATCATGAGCTACTACGGTATTTCGGAGGTCAAGCTGGATCAAGCTGGAGTCGAAGTGGAGGAAGCGAAAGTCCACAAGTTCAGCAAGAACGATCCCAATGACGCAGAGATTCATCTGGGTGTAGGGACAGCAATGGCATATCACGAGGTAGCTGGTTTGATTTCTACTGGCGACACGGTATTCGTGCTTGAGCACGTCGGTCCCGGGGAGTTTCATCACACGGATAAGGTGCGGGTGAAGCCGGGGCAGCGGGGGTACCTGGAGAGCTTTGGTAAGGACGGCGTCGCGACCACATCATTGCTGGACCTCCCGAGGTTTCAGTAATGCCCCTGCAACAACGCAGGTTCATTTTTCCCCAGAAGATTCGCGACATGGTGTCCGGGCCGCGCGAAGTCAAACTCCCCCATGCGGCCCCCGACCGCTCATCCAGGATCGAGAGGCTCTCCCTGCACCCGGCAGCAACCCCAGGGACGGCGCAGACCCCACGGCATCCCCCACGTTTCATACGCCATCCCCTGCAAGCCGTTGTCCTGTAAGGGCTCGTGGGCCAAGCCCAACGGACTAGGATGACGACGGCCTGAGCCCAGACGGGCAGCAGGACCAGCAAGACCCACAGAGGCGCGGTGACGTGCGTGCATTCCGTTCCGCTTTGGTTCGAGTGCATGCAGTTGCTCGCCTCTGTTTTTATGTCTGCCGGGCTTGTTGCCTCTGGGACCGCTCGGGGGCAGCGCGGGAACAGCGGGCGACGGCCGGGCGCTGTCGGGTGAGTAAATCAATGCAAGGTAAGAGTCGCTGGGCCCATCTATAAGACTGTCCCTTGGGCGCTCTACGTGCTCATGGTGACCCGTGGAGAGCGTGTAGGCGTCACCATGCCTATACGTGCTGTCCTGTCTCTTCCTGAGTTGTTGTTCTCTGATCCTCTTCCTTCTCTACCCTGAGACCTCCTAAGCCTGCCGCGCTCTACTGGCCGTCGCCATGACCCACGGTGATGCCTGAATACCCATTCGGCAAAGTCGGGTTTGTTATAAAGTGAGTGACTTAGATGAACGTGGCATATAAAGTTAAGTCTCTGGTTCACGACGAACCGCAAACGAGACCCAACGGAGGGCAGAGATGGCAAGGCGTAAAACGAATGTCCAAGCTTTGACGGACATGATGGAAGTCAGCAACTACGGGGCGCTAGCCCAGGTGTTCATCTTGGAGGCGATTTCACGCTACGCCGACGACGTTGCCAAAGCCGATCCGTCGGCCATGAGTAACCCAATGATCTCGGGCCGGGCGTGGGTCGGCGTAGCCAAGGAAATCAAGGGCAAGATGGCCGCGCATCTGTCGCGCTGACGTTCACCTGAAACTAAAGTGAGTTGCTGTAATGATTTCGCGTCTTGGAACGTACTTAAACGATGTCGGATTTGAGGCCCACGACTTGGGCGACCCAGCGCAAGAACTCGAAGCCGTGGCGGAACACCTGAACGACCAACAAGAGCAACAAGGGGGCGACAAATGATTGTGTTCGAGAACGGGATTGACGTGCGCTGCCGCGAAGCGAAAACGCCGACCGCCGCCAAGTTCCACATGGGGGACGGCACCTACCGCTATGTCGTCATCGGTACGGAATACGGCTTCATCCACACGACTGCGGGGGACGTGCGTACGTGGGGTTCCCGGAGCGGGGCCGGTAAGGCCGCTACCAACTATGTCGGACTGTGAACTGGGGAAATGATGGAACACACAAACAGCCTCGCCCGCGCGGCGTCCTGGGTTATTCGTGAGAAGGTCAGTAAGGGCGTGTTGTTCGAGACGTTCAGCCAAATGATCGTTGACCGCCTGAACACAGAGAAATACGAAGCGGTCCCGATCTTCCAGTACCTACAAGAGTTCAACAGCGGGGGGAAGTCGTGAGGGCCTCGCGCGGATGGCGTAGCGTGGTCTATGGGCATTTACACGCCCGAAACTAAAGCGAGTCCCTCTAAACGGCTTCAGCTATTGCGCCTCATCACGGGGCGCAGTGTCGGGCGCCGTTGCCCGGATCGACCAACAAAGGAAGTCCGCCATGCAGCAGTCTTACATTCAACTCGCAAACGGTACTGTCATTCGTACGCCGTTCCCACAGCATTACCAAGACGCGAAGCGGCTCTCCAAGACTGAGGGGGGGCGCCTCTACCGGGCTCAGTACGCCGACGAGATCCGCGAATGGATCAAGCCGGGCGCCAAGGTCTACACGGTCTTGCGTAGCGTGGCGGCCTCTGGGATGTCCCGTCGGCTCTCTGTGTTCGTTGTGAAGGAAGGCGAGGTTGTCCCTCTGGATCATGCTGTAGCCGCGTTGACCGGCTGGAAACACAGCGATAAGGGCGGCATCGTTGTAGCCGGGTGCGGCATGGATGCAGGCTTTCATCTGGTCTACACGCTAGGCCGGCACCTGTGGCCCGAAGGCACACCCGAGCCGCACGGTATCCGCAACGGCAAACCGGACAGCGACGGAGGCTATGCGCTGCGTCATTCGTGGCTCTAACGCGGGGACACCATGACTATCGAGCAAGTAATCAAGGGTGCGATGGCTCGCGCGTTCTTCGCGTCCGCCTATGCGGATGCGTGGGACGATGCAGTGGCGCAAGGCATGGAAACCGACCTGAACCCGTCAGGGCGCGATTGGCTGGACATGACACCGAAAGAGACCGATCCGGCCGCGATCCGTGCAGCGAGAACACTGGTATTTGATTTTGAACGCGTGAACAGCGGCACGCACATTGTTGCGTTGTTCTTCAGGGTCAAACACATCGCAATCGAAGCAGGCGAGGGCGATCGCGAACCCAACGCGGAAAACTTCGGGCACTACGTGGCCATGCAGGCTATGGGGTCAGGGATCGGGCTGTGTGATGCGTTCGGGAAGACTGCAGGGCAGGCGGTCCGAGTGCCATACACCGAATTCAGGGCGCACTCATTGGAACGTGACTATTTCAACGCGGGGCGCTATGACGAAGCCGACCATTGAGCAAATTGAGGCCGCATGCGACCGAGCGGCACTTTTGAGCGCCAAGCACGAAGCCATCGCCATGGCAGACGCGTACCTGAACAACGCGGCCATGTCGACATACACAGACCTACGGGCAGCGCTGGGCGCTCTTCTTGATTACGAGGGGCTGTCTTGCCCGGACGAGTGCGACCTACGCGAATCGTTCCGCAAAGCAAGGGAGGCGTACCGCAACGCTTTCGCGCCCTAGCTATCGCCTTGAAGTAGCGTTAGTTGCTTAGATGCAAGGGCTTCAATGCAAGGGCTGCGGCTCTTGTGTGGGCGCCTTTGCCCGGCACTGAGGTTTGACATGGTCATCATTCATCATAAGGATTACGGTGGGAACACGTTCGTGACGTCGTTTAGCGCTGGCGCATCGTGCCGCGTGGAAGACACAGGGGGGTTCTGGGGCCATCAATTGGCCGTCGTGCGTAACGCCGAAGGGCGGGTCATCGGGTCGATGCGCATGGAACTGGTCGAGCGGTTCGAGGTGGCCGAATGACCCACCAGCGCCGCACGTTCTCGCGACGGGCCCCCGAGATTCTTTGGACATCTATCGCGTTCTTTTGCTTCTGTCTGCCGGCGTTCTCTGACTGGCTGAACCGTGGATAACCCAGGGCGGAGCACAGAGCCCCTAGAACCCTCTGCCGGCCCGCGCACCCTCCACGGGCCGCACTATGCGGGCCCCGTGCATCCTGGGGTATCTACGCAAGCCGTAGGGCGCCCGAGTAAATGCATGCAGGGTGGGGCCCTAGCGGCCCTGGGCTTCCCTCGACGTGCACCGCGCGTCCCCAAATCCCTCCCGAACTCTCCCCGCCTCGCCTGGGCGCTCGACGACCAGGCGCCCACCCGCATCCCTTGGAGCCTTAGCCTGTCACCCAATCCGCGAGTAAATCGATGGAAGGAGAGGGCTAGGACCCTCTAAGACTCCCTAAGAGTCTAGAGAAGAGAGAGGATAGTAAGCAGTCTGTAAGAGAACCCCTGTCCATCGCCCTATGTGGGGATTGTGAAGAGTGGATAACATCGCAATAATGAGCCGAGTTGCTTAGACGGAATCGCGATGAAGCTACATGCTGAGATGGGAGTCCTTGTTAAGGACACGCTTCAAAACAACTGAGTTATAATGATGCAGGGCGGGCACATCCGCTGTTTGTGCTTCATCCTTCATGACTTGGCTTAGGGAGCGTTCGAGATGACAGTAAAAGTAGATGGTTCGACCACCGTGATGCGTTCGCGGTTTGGTTCCTGGATAAAGCAGCAGAGAGAGGAACTGGGCATGACACAGCTAGATGTGGCCATGTTCATGGGGTACGACTACTCAGTGATGGTCTCGCAGATCGAACGAGGAGTTAGCGCAATGCCCACGGGCGATCTCCGTATGTGGGCAGAGGTACTGCGAATGAAGGCTGACGAACTAGCAAAGCAATACCTCTATTACTGTCAGCCGTTCATCTATGAATGTTTGTACGGGAAGGACCCTTATGCACTTGAGAAGCTGCCAAAACCACCTAGAACCATCAAATCTTCCCCGGGTCGATCTACTGCTCGCCGTACACCGACTCGCGCGTGAGTCGTGGGGTGGTGCGGTGGGGGAGCTGTGCCTGGAGTACCCCGAGACTCCGTATTTCAGTCTCAACCTTGGGGCCCTGGAGACGGTCGTTGAGGTCATGGGGGACATGGTGGTGGTGAGGACCTGTGACTGGTCTCACGCGCTGTACGAGGAAACGCTGGAGGCGGGTCGAGCATCGTTGTGGCCCAAGCTGATTCAACTGGCTCACGCTCATGGGCTGGTAACCATGGAGACTGTATGACGCTGTTCAAACGCCCTGACTCGGAACTGTGGTGGTACGAGTTCGTTGTGGCGGGGAAGCGGTACCGGGCGAGCACGAAGACCGCCAACAAGCGTGATGCGGCAGATGTGGAAGTCGCGCGGAGGAAGGAGGTCCTGGAGGACCAGAATCGCGCGCGCCTTGGAATAAAGCGAGTTACTCTATTTGACGCGGCTCAGAAGTGGCTTGAGTCGTCGGCTGCATCCCTGAGTGACCACGCGAACAACCAGAGCCGTGTGCGCAAGCTGTTCGGTGACGAGATGCGGCAGTCGTCCCGCAATGTGTGGGTGCTGCATGAGGGCGTTCGCGCCGGGCTCGCGAAGACGCTCATGGTCCATGAAGTCACGCAGGAAAGCTTGATGGAACTTCGGACCAAGCGGATCGCAGAGGGCAATTCGGCGGCCACGATCAACCGCGAGATGTCGCTGGTCCAGTCGTTGATGGGATTCGCTCAGGCGATGAACGTGGTGATGCCTGAGAAGCAGATTGTCTGGACGCAGAGGCGGAATCGCGCCGCGTCGCTGAAGATGAAGGAGCGGGCGGGGAAACTCCGCTGGCTCACGCGACCGGAAGAAGTGGCGCTACTGGGTCGCCTTGCTGAGGTGGCCGTGTCGCGGACGGACGATCAGGGGTCGCTGGATAACTGGCACCTCACGATGTTTCTGCTGGATACCGGGGCGCGGTACAGCGAGGTCGCGACTATCAAGTGGGATTGCGTGGACCTGGATGCCGGTCTGATCTATCTGTACCGCTCGAAGGTGGACAACGAGTCTGGCATCCGGCTGACGAGGCGGACCTGGGAGATGCTGAAGGAGCGCAAGCAGATCACGTGGCCGCGCTCACACGTCTTTCCCGCGCTCCAGAAGATTGGATTCACGCGGTCGGTTTTCGCTCCTGGTGATGAGCCACGTGGGCACGCTACCGCCGCTATCCAGGCAGCCATCGACTTCGTGGGGCTGAACGGCGATCCCTCGAAGGAGAAGGTCACTCCGCACACCTTCCGGGACACGTTCGCGTCTCGGTTGGTCCAGGCGGGGGTCTCGCTTCTGAAGGTGTCCCACTTGCTGGGGCATGCCGACGAGTCGATGACGAAGAAGTACGCCCACCTGTGCCCAGATAGCACTGGCAGGGAGGCCGTGGCGATCCTGGATGGACTGCACGGCTGA